AGGCTCAAGGTACTGAAGGCACAAAAGCTACCGCAAAAATTACAGCTGTAGCTGGTAATTCAGGTTCAAATGCAGGTAAATATCGCGTTACAGTTAATATGAAAAATAATTCTAAATTTTATGCCGATTACGCAACTGCAGTTTGGAAGTTTCAAAAGCCTATTTATGCTGAATTTACAGTAGTTGGAGATAGCACCGACAATACGGCAGCTTTAATGGCTACAAAAATTGCTAACGCAATTAAATTAGCACTTCCTGAAAATAATAAGTACATTACAGTTACTGTAGATGACGATGATGTAATTATTACAGCAACTGATGCTACTGATATGTTTGAATCAGTTGTAATTGAAAAATATGAACCAAATTCTGTACTTCCATCAGAAGGTCAATATGTAGTATCGACTGTAGTTGGTACTATAGCAAAAACTGACAATGAAGTACCATTTGCAACTGGTGACTGGTTAATTGAAAATCTTCGTTTCCCAAGCTATCCAAATACTCGATACAATTCTATCAACGGAGACGAAAAGCCTGTTCCTGGACAACTTTATACACAATATTCTTTCCGTTATATCGCTGAAAGAAAGAATTTGAGCGGTATTGGTTCAGTAGGACAAAGATTAGTTTCAATTACTAATCATGTATTCTATATTCCTAGTACATTAGAAGCAACATTTGAAGCTAAACTTAAAACTGCATTTGGAGAGGATGTTATGGCAAAAGGAAAAATTATAGAAATCATAGGAAACGATAGCATTGCTAAAGGTAGTACGGTTACTCTGATGGCTAATGCATATAACGTAGAGGGAGGAGAAGTTGCTCCCGTAGATATTACATGGTCTCTACCTGACGGTAATGACAGTGGAAATCTTGTACTAACTGGCGATCAGTTAGAAGTTAAATCTTCAGCTACAGGAAGCAGTGTTAAAGTTAAAGCTACTGCAACTGGATTTACAGAAGCAACCAAAACTATTACTCTTACAGGAAAATAAGTTTCAAAATAAATGCACTTATTTTAAAGGCAGGACGGGATTCTTTCCTGTCTTGCCTTTATTTTTTAATATTATTATAACATGACAATAAATGAAATTGCTAGTGCAATATATAATGATGTCGTTTCAGGTTTAAGAGGAATTACTTCAACCCCAACAATGTCTATCGAACAATTAGAAGATGAAGTAATTGAAGAACGTTTAGTTGTAATTAAAGAATTATATCTAAGAAACTTAATTTCTTTAAAAGATATGATGCTGGCAATTAACTGTATTGAGGTCGACTGTAAAGATTTAGCCAGATGTTGTAATTTTTCAGCAGGAGAAAAAGCATTACACTTTGAAATTCCTCAAATTGTTAATGATTTAGGAGCAAAAGCTCTTGAATTTGTGGGAAGTATTGATAGACAAAAACAATATGTAATATATACTGATACATCTTATCAATTTCATAAATATAAGAAACGTGGAGCAGACGAACCCTATGTTTATATCGAAACAACGCCTAATGAAAATGGGATGTATGATGGATTTATTTTTAATGTACCTTTTGTTAAATATATTTCTGTTATAGGTATATTTAAAGACCCTAGGCAACTTGAACAATACAGTTGTTGTAATTCAGAACATTATTTAAATCTATCTTCTATTTCTAATGAAGTTAAAAAACGTCTAACGGAAAAGAAGTTAAGATATTATAAAGCTTTCTTAACTCCTGTAACTCCAAATACTCAAGAACCTAAATAATGAAACTACATAATTTTAATTCAGTTTATTCTTTAGCGCAAACTTTATACGGAACAAATTTAACTCCAACTGCATTTGAAGACATAGCTTTAAATGGTTGAGAAAAAATTGGGAATAAACATACTCGTTTATACCGTTATAAAGCAGATGCTATTGATAAAAAAATAGAATTACCTTGTAATTGCGATATAATTGAATCAGTTCATCTACCATTGTTAGATGCACAAATGACAACTAATCAAACAGTATTTAATCAAATCACAACATTATTTATTGAAAATTATGTTGAAGCTTGAAAATGCTTAAATAATCCTTATTATCATCCTGGAAAATTAGTTAAATACCATCAAGAAGATAATTCTTTAAGATTTGATAGAGATTATAAAGGAGTTATAATTATATATCATGGTGTAATAGTAGATGATGAAGGATTACCATTACTAAACGATAAAGAAGTAACTGCGTTAGCTGCATATATTGGATATTGTGATTTATATAAACAAGGTATTGCATTAAGAGATAAAAATTTAATTGAATTATCTGAATTAACGAGAAGAGAATGACTTCGAGCATGTAGTGCAGCAAGAATCCCTATTAAATTTACGCAAAACGATATGGATGCTATATTAGATGTTAAAACTAGATGAGATCGAAAAAGTTATATGAAGTCTTTCAAACCAATATTATAATCAATGTTTTACAAAACAGGATACTGCTTTACTTCAAAAGATTTATTTGATAATTTTAATATTTCTAGATTAACTACTAAAAAGAAATTTTGAGGTAAAGATTGTAAAGGTGATAGCAAACTAGACTTAGTTGCTAAGGTTTTAACATACTGTTTCTATTTGATTATTTTGGATATTATTAATAATAATATTACATTTGTATTACCAACTGTACATAAAGAAGCAATGATACACGTAAAGCAATTTACGGGAGAAACGTTTAGACATATGTACAATATGGGGAAATTTAATGATATTGATTATTTGATGTCTAATTTTAAAGGATATCAAATTTATTATCGATATCAATATAAAGGCGGATATAGAGAAAAACCAATTTATATAAATTCTGCCTTAAAGAAAATATTTATTGATAATATTAATAAAGGTAAACAGTATTACTAATGGAAATCAAATATGTTGATGATTATGTAGATAAAGTATGAGAAAAATTCCCTTCATTAACTAGAAAGGAAATCGAATATATTTTAAAATTTGGATTAAGATCTTTTTATACACATAACGTATATGGGGGAGATGTGTTACTCAAATCCCCCTATTTTACTCTTTACTGTGGTAAATTCTTTAGAGATAATTTAATATTTTATCATTATTGAAGAATTAAGAATAAAATTAAGCTACGTATTAAGTATAAAAGAGCTAAAAAAATATTTAATGGAGAATACTATTTCGGACTAACTGATAAAGAATTTGAGAATTATAAAGCTCAGTTTAAGTCTCGCGGAAGAAGAAGACAAAGAGTTAAGTTCGATTATATATATGCCTACAAAATCTTAGAAGAGTGTATGTTAGATAGAGGAAGAAAACACTTCTTTGTGCTATACTTTCCTACAGATGTAGGATGAACCTTATATCAAAAAAATTATGAAACTAGAAATATTAAATATATTTATAGAAGAACAAAAGATGGTTTTAAACAAATATAATAGAATGGATTATGTCTAGACAAGAAGCTACAAATACTTTTAATGATGGAATGATTAAAGATATGAATCCATTAACTACTCCAAATACAGTATTAACTGATTGTATTAATGGAACTTTAATCACATATAATGGAAACGAGTTTGTTCTTCAAAACGATATGGGCAATTATAAACTCCCATTAGCTAGTTTAGGATCTGATTTTATTCCTGTTGGAATAAGAGAATATGGAAATATAATATATATTATTTCCTATAATCCTATCAAAGATTTATGTCAAATCGGATCATATCCGTCTCCTCAACGTATATTCATATCTGAAAATGATTCTGATGGAAAAGAAACTAATATTGAGATACTTCCAACATTTGAATACAATTATAAATTATATACAGAATTTGAAAAATCTTTAAAAACCTGGATATATAGTAATGATGACAATTATAAATTATACTCAGGTGATTTATTTCATTTATATAATGAAAATATTGCACAATTAATTGGTAATAATAATTGATATGAATTATCTCATTACGTTTTTACTGAAGAATCTAAGCTTATACCAATTACTATATCCTTAAGCGATATTACAACAGGTAAAATTTCAACAACAGATACAAAATTATGAAACGTTGTTAACTGAACTACTCCTGGGTGAATTTGTTGCAAATCTAGAGTATTAAATATCTCTAAATTGAGCTTTTATATAACAAATTTAAAATATACCCAATTTGAAGGAAAAACATTAACATGTACATTAATTTTAGAAGTTTGAACTGATGACCATTTATATACTACAGACCTTTTAAAGAATATAAATTTTAGAATTTGCTATGATGGTGATGAGGTTACCTATAAAACAACAGGTCAAGTTATATCATACGGTTCAGAAAATATTACACATAAAGATAATACTCAAGAAGATCCTGAAAAAACATATGGTGCACTTTTAAGTACAGATATTAATCACTCAACATTAGAATATCCAGAAATTCAAACAAAAGTTAAAACTATTAAATTAGATTTAACTGTTACAAAAAATGTACAAACTAAACAAAATGCGGAGATTATAAAAACTTCTCTATATGTAACTCCTGTAGTTACAAATATACCATATAAAGATGTCAACGAAGAAATAGAACTTAAAGAGATTATTTATGATCAATTTACAACTAAGATAGATATATCTTCTGAAGATATCTTTAATAAAGATACAATATCATTATTAAGCATATATAAATATTTAATTAATGATAACGGAATTACTTTAAATTATTTTATTTCTGGACCTTTTAATTCTAATAGTAACATTATAGCTAAATATGATATTAAAAAACTTAGCGATGATGGCGAGTTAGTTTCAGTTTTTGAAGAAAAACAAGAAAAACAAGAAAAACAAGAAAAACAAGAAATTATTGATATAAATCTATATGGACAAAATACGCTTAGTATAGAATGGAATAGTAAGTTCGTTGAAAATGACATATATACTTTCACAATATATTTATATAATAAAGACACAAGTGAAGAAATTATTTCTGAATCAAAACTATTAATAACTTCAAGGTTATTAAATACGTTCTACTTAACAAGAGATGATTTTAATGAAATTTATTTAAATGAATGAATTTCAAATTTAGCTACATATGGATCAGGTTATAATGTTTCTAAGACTGAGATTACCAATCTTCAACTTGATCCAATAACACAGCTAGATTCTACAAAATTTCCAAATACTCTTGCTCCAGAATATTCAACTTATATCTCTAGTTCATATATTAAAAACTTTACAGCTTCTATAACATTAAGTTGTGACTATACTGCTACTCTTGATAATTTTGAAAAGTTTTTGCCAAATTATAATAGAGGCAGATTATTTAAGAATATTGAAGTTTCCAGAACATTATCATATAAATATAATGAAAGTTCTGGAGCAATAACAGATCTTGTTGTAAACAATAAAACTGCAAATTATCCTGATCCATCAAGAACTTTTAATATTGATGAAAATCTTACCTATAAAACAATATTTAGTAAAACGCAAATTCAAACGTGTACTTTTGAAGCTATTAATCAATCAGAACCAATAATACAAAAAATAGAAGTTCCATTAATACATTATATGTCAGGAAATTATGTATTTGAAAATAGTAGTGATCAAAAATTAGCTAGTTCTGATTTAGGAATAAAACTTTATGGAACAGGAGACAAAATTGGTTGTTCATTAAATAGAATAAAGGAATATAATAGTGATAAAACATGAATCAATCCTCCTGGATGAAATGTAAGTTCTGGTGAAACTAAAGAAAGTGTAGAAAACATAGCTGAGACGTGATCTAAAGCATCGGAAAATTGAGATATGTTAATAAATAGTGATACAATTGGAAAAAAGTATTGTATATTTGTAGTTTATATAGAAGCTGTTTATCCTATGAAGTTTAATATGCGATATAATTCAATATATAATAATATACCATATACTGGAGGGTATGCTATTCTTGTTAGAACTAAACAAGGTAATCAAAATACCTTTGTATTTATTCCGTGTGAAGTAGCTGATAAGCAATGTGATTGAAATTTTAATATTAATGGAACTGTAGAAGAACAATTAACTGAAATTAATAAAGCAGTACAGTTATTAGGAAAATATCTAGTCTTAATTAAAGAAGGTGGGACTACAACTTATGCAAATGTAAATGTTAAAAGTGATTTAGTAGAACCTGGCGATTGGCAATTTGTTTGAAAGTCTCTAAATGTATCACATAAATATAATAAAATCTTATATAAATTTGGAGATAGTTCGTATGATTTAATTAACGATACGAGTAATTTAAGCGATTTATTAAGTAAATTTGGAGTTGAATCAAATAATTTAAGAAAATTAAATGAATCTATAATTAACATTGAAAGTTTATATACTGTGAAAGTTCCAGATACTATTACATTAGATTGGAATATTGATTCAAAAATACAAACAAAATATAACGAGTGAATATCGGATAACGAAAACACTATAAGCGAATATATAAAAAATCATGAAAATGACTATTCTGATATTTTAAAAAATCCATCTTCTGAAAATTGAAATACTATTAAGTGAATTGGAGATGATTATGTAGATGTAAATAATAGTTCTATAAATAGATTAGTCAGTATGTTAAAATGAGATAAAAATAATGATGTTATATATTGTGATTATAATGGAGAGTTAGCCGAAACTTGATTTTACAATAATGGAAGCAGAGGTTGTTGAAGAGTATATTCAAATACCAGTACGTGTCCAATTATTCCTAAACTAATTAAAAAATAATATGACAAAAATAGGTATACAGTGTATTAAATTTAATCAAGAAGGAGATTTAGCACATGAGTATCAACCATTACATAATATTATCGATCGTACTGATAAAACTGTAAAATATCAAGAAAGTGATATAAGTTATTCTGATCAGATTAAAGATTTTGAAGTGCCAAGTACAGAATTAGGTATAGATTTAAATAATCCTGTTGATATAGAATGCCAACCTTCCTATGATGGAACAGTAAATTTAATAATAAATGATGATAAGAATCCTCCAAGAATTATTAATTCTCGTTTCAGTGTTACAGAAGACAATAAATATAAAATAATAAGTCGTAATCAAGTTACTCAAACTAATTTATACGATAAAAATAACGTTGACCGTGATACACGTTTATTTAGAAATGTAAATAGTATACCAGTTATTCAGTTAGTAGAAGTTAGTAATTATGGACAATTAAAAGGAGGAAATTATACTTTTTATATTAAATTAGCAGATAATGATTATAATAAAACAGATATTGTAGCTGAATCTGGAACAGTATCTATATATCATGGTACAATTAGTGATGTTACGACAATATATGGTGCTTTGTTAGAAGAATTAACAGATAAATCAATTGAATTAAAATTAAGTAATATTGATACAACTTTTTCTAGAGTATATTTGTATTATACTAGAACTTCAAGTGATTTAAATGGAGTTAAATATTCTAAAAGTTATGAAGTTATAAAACCTTATGATATACTTGAAAATACCATAACAATTTCTTTAAATGGATTTGAGGAAGTAAAAGAAATTGATGAGGAGCAATTAAATATTAAATATAATTTAGTTACAGCAGTTAAGACTCAAGCTCAAGTCCAAAATATGTTATTTTTTGGAAATACTCAAGGAATTTTATTAAATCATAGAGATTTACAAACAATATCGTATTATATTGATGTACGTTGTACACAAAAAAATGAAACGATTGGATATTTAGACAGTGATTATAAAATTCAACAAAACGATAGTGTTGAACAAACAGAATACTATAATCCTTTAAATACATACTTCTATTTAGGATATTGACCTGATGAGATATACAGATTAGGCATTGTTTATATTATGCAGGATGATTCTTTATCTCCTGTATATAATCTAAGAGGATGCCAATTTACAAAACTTGAAGCTATGAATATACCTTCAGACAGTAAATATAATAATCTATATATAAAAGATCGTGAAAAATTAAATTATTTACCTGCAGATATATTTATTGAAGAAAAAAATCTATCAAATACAAAAGGAGTTTTTAAATTACCTAATATTAGTATTTTTTCTGAAGGTGAAACCAAACCTTTATATTTTAAATTTACATTAAGTAAAGATATTGTTTCTGAATTAAAAGTAAATAAAGTTAAAGGATTTTTCTTTGTTAGACAGAAAAGAATCCCAACTATATTAGCACAAGGTTTAAGTATTGGAATTGACACTACTAGTTATGTTCCGATTATATATAATGATAATACTAACTGTTACGAAACAGAAAGTTTCATAAGCCAGACTTCAGCAGTTCTTACAACATCATATAATGATAGAATTATAAACATAAACAATAAAGGTTCTTCTGCATTATTATGTTTAGATGCTTGTGTAAATCCTTCACTACAATCTACTTTTAATGGAGCTGAATATACTTTATCTAAATTTATTTCAGGAAAGGTAAATCAAGTTACTAGGAGATATAAATGAACATTTAAAGAAGCTACTTTAGATAGTGGAATTTTTAAATCTAAACTATTATTTGTTCCTGATGATACTCCCTTGAAATTTATAGATCAGAAGGGATTTACTACTAGAGCAGGTTCTGCAGAAGATGTATCTAAATTTGTATTTGTATCTGAAAAAAGTTATAACTGAAACAATTATAAATTAGCGAGAGGTAATTATGTTCCATTTGTGGCAACAAATGTGCAATTAGATGATAACTGTATTTATAATATTAGAATTTCTAATTATTCAACATTATTTTTAAAGCAATATTTTACAATTAGAGCAAATGATCAATCTGCTTATTATGCAATTACAGATAGATACGATATAAATACCTTTATAGCAGATAGTGTTATTGATGGTTATAGAGGAGATTGTTTTACTAATACTATAACGTTACGATTACAAAGAAATTTTATTGATTCTGACGCTCCTGTAACAGAAATAATTGTAAATCCAAATACATGATTAGATAATTATTCAGGATTAACTAGTATGAATAAGGATTCCTGAAGTAATATTAATAGAGCTGATGTTAATACAGTTCCAATTGGTTCTTGAATTACATTTAAAGTATTATCTAATTATAATTTAGGATTAAGGTCAGAGGATACTACACATACTGAAGAAGCAGCCTTAATGGGAAATAATAGATCGTTTTATCCTTTAAAAGGAGATAATGTTTTTTCAACAAGTAAAGTACCTGAAAGTTTTATCTTAAATGAAGGTTATTCTACTTCTTTAAGTGCTAAACGTTATCAAATTGTTCCAGATGTTCCTTATGTTAAAGAACTTTTTGATACTAGAGTAATGTTTAGTAATGTACAAGTAGAAGATAGTTTTCAAAATGCATATAGAATATTTCAGGGTTTATCTTATAAAGATTTGGATAGACAGTATGGTGCAATTGTAAAATTGTTACCTTGAGGTGTTAATCTCTTCTGTGTATTTGAGCATGGATTAGGAATAATTCCAATTAATGAAAAGGCTTTAATATCAACAAATACTGGACAGTCTATACACATGTATGGAGCAGGAGTCTTACAAAATCAAATTACTTTAATTTCTCCTGATTTTGGAAGTATATGAAAAGAATCTATTGTTAGAACTCCATTAGGAATTTATGGAGTAGATACATATGCAAAAAAAATATGACGTTTTAGTGAAAATAAAGGTCTTGAGTTACTTTCTGATTTTAAAGTTCAACGTTTTTTAAATGATAATATTAATCTAAAAGAATTAGAAAAATATCCTGTTATAGGTTCTAGAAACGTTAAGACTCACTTTAATATGTATAAAGGAGATGTCATGTTTACTTTTTATAATGGAGATTTAACTTGGAATTTGTGTTATAATGAGCGCCTAGATAAATGGATAACTGAATATACTTGAACCCCGTTATATTCCGCAAATATTAATAATATTTTTTATTCGTTAGATCGAGAAAGAGCAAAACGTTTAGGTGCTGTATTTGCAAGTAAATCTGATATAGGAATACATTTATTAAAAATCGATGATTTCAGTAGTCCAAAATACTTATGAGATGTTTCTTTAGAACCTATTATAAGCGGTGAACAAGAGATAGCAAAACATTATAATATTAATAATTTTAAAGCCGCAATAGTATACAATTCTAACTTATTTAATACGTATAAATTTAGGATCAACTCAATTTCTACATTTTCAACGAATGATTCTCAAAATTGTCCAGTATTATTATGAGATGACAGTCTGCCCGTTGAAGATAGTGGAATAGTTGGATTAGAATATGTATCAGATTATTCGGGATATGTATTACCTTTAATATCAGAGACTAATACTTCTTATATTGAAATAGATCCTAAAATAATTACTACTAAGATTAAGCAAGAAGAACAAGGAACACAATTTGATGATTATACATTTAAATATTACGATTTACTACTAAATATTACAGTGTTTCCTGGAATAACTTTAAATCAGGACAATAAAGTTGACGTATGAGGTAGTACAATTACACAAAATATTGCAGTTGCTATTGATTCCGATAATTTAAAAGCGTTAGATAAAGAAAAATATAATGAATTGTTAAATAATGCATTTTTTGTTCACGGTCGAGCAGGTATATTTGACGATATAAACTATTTTGATAGTGATATCACTAATCAGATATTACCTACAAAATGATATGATAAACAGCACCCGTTTGAATTTGAATTTGTAGTAAATAATTTAACAGGTTTACATAAAATATTTAATAATCTTGTGATTATTTCAAATAACGCAGAGCCTGAATCCTTTGAATTTGAAATAATTGGAGATAGTTATAGTTTTAATAAAGCAGGTATATATAAAGCTGAGACCTTTGCAAATAATGAATCTGAAAAGAAAAGCTATATTTGAGGGAACGATAATCCTCAGCGTCCTGTTGGAGAATATGTAGAAGAAGGATCAAAATTTAAGCGTTCTCAAGATTTTAAGTTACATAAAAATTCTAAATGAGATATTAAAATTGATTGAGATCCAGTATTAAATCAATATAGTTTAGTCATTCCACAGGAAGCTAAAAATATAATTAAATACGGAAGAGTTAAAGGTAACATTCAATATAGAGAGGATTCTTGGCATCTTGTAATTAAACCTATTTTATATAAAGAAAGTATTGCAAAATATATTAACGGAAAGTTAGATAAAAATAACATCATTTATAACAATACAATACAATCAACTAGAATTAGAGATAAGTTTTTAAAAGTAAGAGTTAAATATTCAGGAAAACAGTTAGCTATTATTACAGGATTAAAAACTTTAATGACTTTAAGTTATTCATAAAATGGATGACGCACAACAATTGAATACAATTGCTTCTTTAATAGGAGGGCAACTTCCAAGTTTAAAATTTAATTCCGTTACTCCTTCTATAAAATCATTACCTTCAATTACTTCAGGAGTTTCTAATTTAATTATTCCTGAAAATTCTTCTAAATGGAATAATTTAGGAAACATTGGAGGATTATCTATTACAAGAAAAGCTAGCAAAGATTATAAAATGTCTAATGGATTGCAAACTGGCTTAACTGCCGCTACTGCAGTTTTAGATAGTGTCGTTCCTGATAATCTAGATGCTAGTCAAAAAGCAATGAAATCATCTATGAAATCACTAATATCTCTAGCTGGGCCTGTTGGAACTGCTATTAATTTCGCAGATAGTGGTTTAAATACGATAGGTTCTATTGCAGGATTACAATTAGATAAAATGGATAATGTTGCAGCATCTAGAGCAGGAGTTAGTAGTGCAGGGCTAAATAATACTATTATGTCAATTCCTGTTGTTGGATCACTTGGAGGATTTATAGCAGGCAAGACACATAAATCGTACAAGTCTGGAGAGATAGATGATGTGCGAGGAGCATATAGTGGATCTACTGGAGATATCGATGCTGCTCAAAATTTAGGAAATAAACGTTTCTTATTTGGAAAAAGGAAAGCAAACAGGTTTATTGATCAAGCTAATAGATATAATGAATTAATTACTGATATATCTACTGAAAATAAATTAAGAAAACAAAACACTTATGGAAGTGATTTAGCTAGTCAAAACTATATACGTTTTCAAGGTTTAAATCCAAATAGGATGCTAGTAGGAAAAACAGGAATGAAGATACCAGTATTAGAAAAAGCTAGAGAAATACTATTAAATTTAACAACGAATTTACCAATATATAAAACTGGAGGTAAACTAAACATAATTGTTGAAGGTTCGTTACATGCACGAAAAAATAATTTAGAAAATACTAACTCAAATTTAAAAGGATGTATTACTAAAAAAGGTATTCCTGTCATTTCATATTCTGATGGTAATATTATACAACACGCAGAAATAGAAGGCGGTGAATTAATACTAAATAAAGAGCTAACAGAACAACTCGAACAATTATATAAAGAGGGAACTGAAGAAGCAACGATCAAAGCTGGCAAATTATTATCTATAGCTTTGATAAAAGATACTGAAGATAAAACAAAATCTATTTTAAATGAAACAAATAACAATCGAAATAGAAGATAAAGAATATGAAGTTCTAGTAGCTGAAACCGAAGAAGAGAAAGTAAAAGGTTTACAAGATGTTATTGAAATGGACGATGATGAAGGAATGTTATTTGTATATGATAATCCGCAGCATGTAGATTTTTGGATGAAAGATACAGAAATACCTTTAGATATTGTTTTTATCGATGAAGACGAAGAAGTAATATCTGTTAAACAGGGGATTCCGTTTTCAGAAGAATTTATAAGTGAAGATAATGTTAAATACGTTTTAGAAGTAAATCAAAACTCAGGGATAAAACCTGGAGATGATGTTGACTTTGATGATGAAGACTGAGAAGAAAGTCTGTCTACAATGCATGTAATTGGATCTGATGGAACTTCTCAATTTGAATTACTCGGAGGAGAACGTATTTTTAGTAGACCAAATACTAGAATATTAGTTAAAGGCGCTCGGCGAGCATATAAATCTAAAAAAGATTCAGACTACAAGCGTCTTGGGAAACAAGTCTTTAAATATTTAAAAATACAAGATAATAACGATCCTAGTTATGTAGAAATGAAAAAAGCCGAGTAAAAATACTCGGCTTTTCGACTAACCTATTTGTTTTATATTATTAATGTAGCATCTCCGTAGAGAATGAAATACATTCTGATTATTATTTTTAGGTTATAGTGCAAATATAATAAAAAAATAGTTAACTTTCAAAAAAATCGAGAATTAAACTATTTTTACTTTGTATTTACTGAAAATATTACTAATTTTGAAAATCAAATATCAGAATAGATGCAATTGACAAATGGTTAGAGATATTTAGTAAATAACAATATAAATTAAAAATTTTAAGTATGCTTATAAAAAAATTTCAATCAGGTGGCCAAATGCCTGCTGGACAAGTACAACCAGCACCAGAACAAACTGTACAAGATCCTTTAATGGAACTATATCTACTTGCAGCACAAGCTTTACAAACTCAAGATTGCCAAGCTGCAATGGGAGTTTGCCAAGGGTTTATAATGATTGTACAACAAGCTCAAAATGGAGCAGGAGAAGTTGGCGCACCACAAGGAGAACCTGTATTTAAAAAAGGTGGTAAAATGAAACGTAAAGGTGGTTGTAAGAAGTAATACAACAGATAAAATGGAAGATTGGATCTGTTCTAGTCTTCCATTTTTAATATATAGCTACAATAATTATGTCACAAGTAATAAGAAAATTTGATAATGGAGGGCCAGTGGCAGTAGCAAGTAATCAAATGCCCCCTAAGAGAGGTCACTTGATAATTGATGGAACTTCGTATGATGCAAATAACGAAGGATTTATAGATCAATTATTAAATTTTGGCAAATCTAACTTAAATTCTTCTCAACAGCCATATTTTAAAGGAGTTATTGATGCTTTAAATCGAGGTGAAGACGTTACATTCAGTTCATTAAATAATGAGGTTAGTCCAAATGTTCAATTACAAGGTTTGAATAACAGACAGGAACGTCGAATGAATCGCGATCGTTCTAAAGCTGGAATGTGATTTGATTCTACATTTGGTTCAAAAGTAGATAACGCTGCTAGAGCTTTAGATTCATTGCGAAACTTTCGGTATATTGCTCCAGAAGCACCTAAAGCACAACCTTTAGAAAAAACAAATATTAATTTTACAGATAGATATATAGACTATATTACTGACAAAAATGGAAAAAAGATATATTCTAATCGTCCATCTAATACAGCTATAATTAGTGATATTAATAATCTTATTAATTATTTTGAATTAGGAGATAAAGGAGACGAATCTTATAATGTATCTGGAATTAATATTAATGCGGTTAGAGATTATTATAATAAATATAGTGGAGAATTAGCTGCAATTAGAGATAGAATTCAATCTGGAACATTAACTGAAAATGACTGAAAAGTATTAAATGATCTTCGTATTCTTCAAAATCAATCAAATGAACAAATACTTACTTCTCAACAACAAGAAGAAATTGAGTCTCAGAAAATTCGACAGGCTCTAGGATTAAAGAAGGATACTTGAAAAGATGCAAAATTTTCAAATATTAACGGAAGAATAAGAATAGATAATTGACAAGACTTGTTTAATGGATATGATAAGGCAGTATTTACAGAGTCATCTCCATTAGCTGGAACTAAATATCAAAATTGATTTGGGTATAATGGATTTTTATATTCTCCAGAAGAAGTAGAACGAAATGTAGATAACATCGGAACTATTTTTCAACCATTTAGAAATGCCTGAAACAAGTTTGATTTTGATGCAATTAATTCAGCAGGAGTACAATACTGACCAAATAATGTTACATGAAGTGAATTTAATAGAGAACAACATTATCATCCTACACTGTGAACTGCTACTCGAAATGTTAAACTAAATCCAGGGCAATCTTTATATGCAACAACATTAAGTAACGCATATGATTTACCAAACGGAGTAAGTTTACAGGCATATATAAATCCTAATGATCCTAGACATTTATCAGGTATCCCTCAAAAAATTCATTATATTGCTTATGATCCTAATAGAGAAAATACCGATGGATCACATTACTTTGAATATACTGATGTATCACAAATTCCGTATAAATTGCGTTCTGCAATTAATCAAGGAAATCCTGCAAAGTTTAATCGTTTTGATTGACAAAAAGTTTCTAATAATTTAAAAGTAGCTCGTTATGGAGAACTTATAGATCAAAATGATAAGATTAATTATGGAATTTATAGAGGTGATGACGGAGCTATTTATATACAAGTTGGGAATGATTATAAACAAGTTAAAAACTTAGATTTATTTAGCGCTATAAAGGATAGAAGAGTTCCAGCTACTAGAGCTAATATAAATATGTTATTTAAAGGTCCAAAAGGGAGTTCTAATGAATATAAAGGACGTACTGCCTTACAACAGGCTAATGCAAATTACGTTCAACAGCAATATAGAACTGGAGGTAAAATTCCAAAATATCAATTTGGAAATGCATTTAAAGAAATTACAACTAAAGGCGTAAACTCTGAACCTAAGCAAACTGTTATTAATAATCTATCAGATATTACACAAGGAGCATCTATTAAAAATATCTTTAAAGAAGGAGAACTAACACCTGCAGATAAATGACAGTTAGGAGCTATTGCTGGAGATTTAGGTGCTTTGATTGCTTCAATTCCAACAGGAGGAAATCCAGTTGCTGCAGGATTAGGATTTGGTTCAACAATTTCACAGTTTGTTAGCGACGTAAAGCGTGATGGTCTTGATTGAGGTGATGCTGGAAGAGCATTGGGTAGCTTAGGATTAGATGTGATTACTTTAATTCCAGGTGTAGGAATTGCTGGAAAAACAGCTAAAACAATTAAAGTTCTTAAAAATTCTGCTAAATTAATTGGTCGTATTTTTGCAGCCGCAGGACTTGTAAATGCGGCACAATCGTTATCTAATTTAACAGAAGATGGAAAAGAATGAACTATAGATGATCTTAGAAATGTTGCAACTGGTTTACAATCTGTGATAGGATTAAAACGTTTAGCATTTGATAAACGTTTAGCAACTAAAAAACTTCCAAAAGAAAATAAGGTAACGCCAGTTAATAATATAGAAACAAGAAAACAAGCTTTAGTTGATGAAAAACTAAAAAATGATGCCACATTAGCTGAAAAATATGTTGGAGAGAATGGAAAAGTTGATTATGATAAAGCAAGTAAAGAATTAATTAGTAAATCAGAATTAGCAAAACTAAATGTAAGTAAAATAACAGATTCTGCTAAACAAAGAGGTAAAAAGTTTGTTAACCGTTTCAAAGCAGCTCCAAGAGAGATTAGAGAAGCACAATATACTGCGAAAGGCTTTTGACCACGTATGATGCAAACTATGCGAAATAGAGCAATTGCTCGTTATCAAATAGATAACCCCGACAAGTTCGGAACAAGATTTGTTATTGGATCTAAAGAAAGTGGATGAACTGGAGAACAGGTTCCTGTATATGGACAGGTGCGAAATAATACAACATTAAATAATGGATTTTTATTGTTTCATTCACCTTATGCTGGAAGAGAACAATCCTTTACACCTATTGGTTTATCAAAAAAAGCAACAGAAAAAGCTATAAAAAATCAAATAGTTCCAACTAAAATACAGGATGGTCTAGACAGTGAAGGCAATTTAACTTATAGATATTTTGTAAATACACCTCGCGGTACAGAATACGAAACTGATGATATGAAGGAATTAATACAATATTTACGTTCACATAAAAGTGGAGGTAAAATCCAGAAATTTGCTCCTGGAGGATTATTTGATTTTGTTTCAAAATTAGGACGAGGAACTCAAACAATAAATGCAAAACTTCCAAAAATTGATCAGGATAGTCTATATAGTTTAACAGGATTAATAGGATCAAGAGTTTATAATCGTAAATTCCATGATGAAATAGAAAAGGGAATTAGATCTGGATACAATGCTACATTAAGTGCACCTCAAGAAATTTACGATAGTTTTAATACTTATGGAGTACCTATTGCTTATGAAAATAAAGCAGTTAGAGAAGAAAACTATAAACCTGTCACTTCTGATGCTGTATTAGCAAATGCTTTAGAACAACAAGGTCAATCTCAAGCAAATCAAACTCGATTAGAAGGAAGATTAAAAACTTCTGAATTGTTTAGCGATTATTTAAACAGAAATAATGATTTAAAAAGACGTTATGCTCAAGTAAGAGCAGATGTCGCTAATCAAAATAGACAAATAATTGCTAATGTTAATATGCAGTTAGCACAAAATAAAGCTTCCAAATTAGCTAATGATTTTACATCCTTTAATAATTGATTAATGGAAAAAAGAGCTAAAAATGCATTAAATGAAGAAAAACGTAATGCTATTAATTCAACTTTATTGCAAGGAAAATTAGAACACGAGTTAAGCGGACAAATGAGAGATTTGATGAAGCCTTATAGAGACCAGTTTGATACCTGATACAAAGATGATGCTAACAAAGACATACGAGATAATTATTCCTTTGAAAGCTGATTAAGTGAATATAAACCTGAAGAATATAATAGTATCCAAAATCAACTTTATAATTTAAAGGTTAAATCATTAATTCCTTACTATAATTCATTGTTTAAGCGTCCACAATTTAATGCGGAAACATATACTAACGTTTTATCTCAAAGAAAAGGAGGAAAAGTAAGTTCATATAATCGTTATCACAGACCTGCACACGAAGAAATATGAATACAACAGAATAAGGCTGCTAATGAAGCAGTTAAATCACTTAATAATAATATAGTTAGATTATTTATAAAAGCAACATCTCATGAAAATAAGAAAATATAATGCAGGGGGTATATACTATACCCCCTTTATTCCTAATAATGCATATGAGAATGTTCAAGGAAATATATCTACTGCTACTTCAAATAATACCTTGTCAAATGATGATACATTTACAAAAGAGGCATTAGAAATTATATCAGAAAATGGAATTCCAATAGATGTAGATACGTTTTTGCGTCAAGCAAATGCTGTATTAGATAAAAGTAAAAATTTTTCTGCTAACTTATTTGGGGCGACTAATCAAAGTTATAATGTTTCAGATATTATTAAACTACGTTCATTAGCAAATAGAACTAAATTTAATAAACAATTATATGATGCTGCTACAGAACAGCTGTCCAAAGAAAGATCGTGAGCAGAAGCAGCTGTTGATGATAAAGGTAGAATGTATGTATATTCTGAAAATGATGGAATTTCAACAGTAGATCCTTCAGAATATTATTCTAATAAAGATAAATACCAAGCTTTAACTAATTCACAGCTCTTAAGTTTAAGAGAACATCAACCTGAATTAGCATATCGACAAGATATATTAAATAATCTTTCTAATTCAGTTGGAATGGAAAGTATTGTTAATTATCTGAAAGGTGTTATAAAAGATTTTGGAACTAAAACGATTGAAGGATATACCTTAAAAAACAAGGAACAAATCGAAGATGGTTTTAGAAGTTTATTAATGGGAGGACCTGATGGATATTATAAAATAACAAATAAAGATCAAGGTACAGAAAGAGCATTAGAGTATCTATATACTACACTTCCTAGTAACATGTTACATGCTTTAAGAGTTAAAACTGCGGCAGAAGGCGGAAATCCAAATTCAAAAACAGAAGTATTAAATTTACTTGGATTAGCGTTAACTGAACATACTACACATTCTAGAGAATTAGCATTCCAAAAAGAAATGACCGATAGTTTAAGTAGTGGTAGTGGTAGTTCTAAAAAACCAGATGAAACAGAGCTTAGTCAATTGGAAGCTCTTGCAAATGGAAGAATTATTGAAGGTCGTCAAATGTTACTAAGTCCAGCAGATTCAAAAATAGCAATTAGTGCTTATGCTCAATCATATGGTGCTCCTGTAGATAAAAATGGCAATATAGTACCTCAAACCAATTTACAACAATTACTTGATAAAGCAGATATCGGGAAAATTGTAGATAAATCATCTATATATTTTGGAGATCAAAAAGTGAGAGATATAGATATTAATAAAGTATTGTGAGACGGTACGAGTCAGGTTAATAGAGTACTACTTCCATATACTATTGAGCAAGATGGATCATATAAACCTGATTTTGAATCTCAAGAACGATTTGAAGAATTTCAAAAATTTTTAAATGATTTCCCTGATATTACCAATGTTGAAAAATTTGAAAAGGCGAAAACTCTAGGTTTAGATGTAACTTATGATTCACAAACAGGAAATTTTGTATTTAATACAAACGCAGTTAAACCATTTATTATAATGACTGGGTATGCAAGTAGTAGAGTAATGCCTTTAGATGAAGATTCGAAATGAATTAGCCATTTACCTACAGAACAAGGTAAAGAAATTACCGATTATTATGATACGCAAATCAATTATGGAGAGAGTTTCTCTACTAAATCTAAAAAACCAGCAAATGAAGCTAAGTCTAGTAGGTGAAGTATGTATAAATCTTCTATATTTATGCCTATTGTAGATACAAAAATAGCGACATATCAATCAAATAATGAATTAGTTCCAACATCTAACTATAGAGATATATTAAATCAAGCAATCGCTAAACGTAATCAAAATGCAATAAAAACAAATTTTTAATTTAAGCAATAATATGGAGAATAAGAAGAACGATTGGTTTGCAACACTGCTATTCCAACCTAATATGACTCTACAGGATTTTGCTAATAATGATATTACTCCAGATAATACAAGTATAAATACTAGAGAATATTATAAAAATATTCCTGAAGTAATTGATGCTTTTAAAAATGAGAATGGACAATTTGATGAAAATAAATTTAATCGTTTCTATCAGAGTGCCTTAACTGTTTATAACGATTATGCAAATAATAAGTTTGAAAATAAACTCTTAGAAACTTATGAATATGATCCATTCGATTATTTTGCTCCTGCAGGAAGTAAAGTAAAAGATAATTTACCTTCAATACAAAAGGTTGCAAATCCTGAAAGACGTTCTGCTGGATTAGAATATGTATTTGGTAGAGGTAATCAAACAATGAGTTTTAGAGAAATAGCTCAACAGAATAAAGTATTTAATTGAGAAACTCAGAAGTTTGAAGATTGAACTCCAAATGAAAAAGGTGGAATTTGAAAAGCTTTAAATAGACCTACATTAGTATTAGCTACATGAGATGAAGATGGAACACATGTAGTTGATGGACGAACGTTACAGCATAAGAAAGGAGATCTCAAATTTAATGAAGATGGAGATACTTATTATGAAACATTAGGTAATCGAGAAATATATGGTAAGCAAGTTTTAGGTATTGAAGATACTTTAACAGTAGACGGATCTGCGTGAAACAAATATGATTTTTTTGATTCTGATGGTTTAGATAAAAGTTTAGGAGGAACTATATCAAAACTAGTATTTAAGGTAGGTCCTATGTTAATACCATATGTTGGATCAGTGTATGGAGCTTTATCTGCAGGAACGGAATTAGCACAATTAATTCCTACTTTAATGAAAAGTATTAACGGAATTATTGGAGGAGATAATGATTCAGATTTTATTAAAAAATTAAATCAAATAGAAGGTTATGCAGCTAGGTTTGATTCTAACGTTTCTGATTATTCTCAACAAAATATGTTTAGTTGAGAAAATCTTGGAAAGATGATTGAAGATACATCTTTACAACTTTTCCAACAAAGAGTTATTGGACAAATACCAAGAATTTTAACTGGAGCTCCAGAATCAGTTCGAGTACAAAAATTAGGTAGAAATCTAGCACTTGCTTATATGGCAGGTACATCTTCTCAACAAGCTTATTCAGAATTTAAAAATGCTGGAGCAACTGATGCTGTTGCAGGTTTAGGTATGTTAAGTGTCATGGGAGGAATGTATGGATTAATGAATATGGATTACTTTAGAAATTTCTTATTCAAAGGAACGTATTTAGACCAAACTCCAGCTAAAAAAGCAGTTAAAGATTTAGCGCAAGAGGTAAAAGAAAACTTAACAAAATGATCTGTTACAACTCCTAAACAAGCTGCCAATTTTATCGTTAGAGGAAAGCAATTTTTTCAAAATCAATTTGCAAAGTATAGTAGTAATGAATTAGTTGATTCTGCATTAAATGAAGCAACAGAAGAGGTAATGGAAGAAGTAACTTCTGATTTAACCAAAGCTTTGTTTGCTGCAGGAGATGCTTTAGGCATTGATATGACTGAAAGTGAAAGACGTTTAGATTTTGGTTGATCAGCTAGCGATGCTGCTCAACGTTATGCTATGTCTTTCTTTGGAGGTGCAATTGGAGGACCCGTATTTCAACTACATGGAAAATGACAAAATAGATTACACGGAATTAGTAGTAATTTAGCTACTACATCTGATAATCAAACTGCTCAAGAAATTGTTTATTTAATACGTCAAGGACGTACTGATGATATAAGAAATGAATTAGCTCGTTTACATAAAAAGGGCAAATTAGGCGATGTAAACTTATCAGGAAAAACATATGAGTTAGTAAACACTGGAGATGAAACTCAAATTAAGTTTCATAATGCAGAGGAGGGAGAAAGTCAAAACGATGTTGTATATGATCAATTACTTGATTACATTGATAGAGTAGATAAGTTAATGTCATCAGAAGGTTTAAAAGTATCTGATGAAACATTAAAAAAACTTCAAGTATATGATCAAGAAGGGAGACCTTATGATAAAGTAGCCGAAGCCGTACTAGCATCAGGAGTTACTACACAAATATTTAGTGATTTTAATAACATTACAGAACAAATTGTTCGTAAATCTGCAGAATTATCTAAATTAAATCAACCTACTCCAAACACTCCTATTACTAATGAAACGCAAAAAGCAATTGCAGAACAAAATGCACAAAATTTAGAAATACAAAAATTAAATCAAGAAATCAATAATTTACGTGCACGTAGAGACGCTATATTAAATGGAGAACGTACTGGATATTATTTTGGACAAGCTATTTTTGCAACTAATAGTGCTATAAATCAGGCATTTGTAAATATGGGTCTGCACGATTATGTAAAAACCATGTATGGAAAAGACTTAGATTTACTAAATGAAGATTTACAAAAAACGGCTAAAGAAAACTTTAGTGCATATACGCAATTAGATGAAAAAGCTAAAGTTTATAAAGCATACGATTTATTTTTAAATTTAAGTCAACAGTTAAAAGACTCTCTACTAAAAATAAATGACGAAACAAAAGTTGCAGATAATATATACGGTTTACGTTATTCTACATTAGGTAGAATTGCAAATAACTTAGATGCTATTAATGCTAAAATAGAGGAACTTAAAAGTAATGAGGAAAAAAATTCTGAGGAAATAAATAGACTAATTTCGGAAAAAGAAATACTCCAGAATATTCAAAAACAATATACTGAAAATACAGCATTACTTATTGCTAATCCGATATCTACTGAAGGACAAGATATATTACATCGTCCAATATCATCTACAACAACTGATATAGATAGTTATGCTCAGTCAATATTAAATTTTTATAGTTATCTAAAAAATAATAATTTATCAGCGGATTTTGGAGATTTAGACGTATTAACTTTATTACGCTCTGTTAAAAAACAGCAAGACGAAAATAGTTTGTCTTATAAACAACGTTATATTACCTGACTTCAAAATTTATATAAAAATAATCCCGACTTAGAGTTAATGGGAAATCCAGTTTCATTTGACTATAGTATAACTGGATATGAAAACTTCAATAATTTGTTAGATGAATTACAAGCATCTTTAGATGAGGATCCTGAACAAGTGTTATCTAAATTTGCTGAAATAAGGAATCAATTAGAACAAACTGATTTAGATGAAAATCAAATTGAAGATTTCTTTAATTATGTATTTCCAAGAATTGGAACTTATCGTTTAGATGAATATTTAAATGAATATTATAACATTAGATCCCAAGTTAAGGCGTCTCCTATATATGAATTATTGAATGTATTTGCAATTAGTTTAGGTGGGCAACCTAGTCAATTATTAAACATTATTGCAAATGAACATAACAAATTTATAGCAAGTAAAAATATTAAAGATTATATTATTCAGGATAAAAACGCTAAAACTCAATTAGAACAATTATTATTATTTCTTAAGGGAATAAAATCTATATTAAATGCTAGTGTAGACTTTGATGGAGAAGGTATAAATAATTCTATTAATAAATACCTAGGAAATTTATCTTTACCTGAAATTGATTTTGAAACATTTTATAATCTATCAAACGATATTGAATTATTAGAAAATAAACTAAATATTTTACTCGAAGTATCACAGAAAAATCAAGAACAAAAAGCTCGTGTTCAAAAAGATATTACAATTAATATGAAACAATTATTTGTTAATTCTTTAACAAATAAGAATAGTCCTATTAAACAAAGAGTATTTGATATGTTTCATATTAATTTAAATGAAATTTGAAATAAGTATAAACCCACAGAAGAAGTTACTGAAGAAAATTTTAATACTTTTGAGGATTCGGCAATTAAATTTGAGACAGAGGTATTTGAAACAATTTATGAACAGAAACTTACTAATGATGATTTAGCGAATAAATTAATTGCATTATTTGACGATAAAGAGTTGTATAAACAAAAATCTACTGATCTAAATACTAATAATGATAATATTATAACTAATTATGATGTATTAATGTATTTAGCATCTATTATAATTACTCCGAGCCAAAATTTTTATGCAGCTCTAAAACCAATTATATCTAGTGATGAGTTTGATAAAATTCCAATTTTTTCACAGGAACATGCTGTAAGAATCGGATACGCAATGAATTACAACAAGGAACTATTTAATAAAATTATTAATAGTTTAGTTCCAAGTGATCCAAATTTAAGCGACTATATTAAAAATAAATTAAAGCTATATAATTTTTATTGCACATTTGGAGGAGCAGGAACAGGTAAAACTACTGCTGTAGGTTATTTATTAAAAACACTGTTTAATGAAACAAGTTCCTTTATTTCATTAGCCCCAACTTCTGAGCAAGCTAGTAAGTTAGCAACTTCAATTAAAGCAGATAATAGTAAAATATTTAATAAAGCTGATTTTATTAAAGCTATCCTTGGAAGAGAGTTAACTACCGACGATTATGAATTACATAATAATTATATCACATTAAAAGACTTTATAATTCCAAAGGTAACTAGTTTATTTGATAATACTCCAAATAAAATTTTATTTATTGATGAGATAAGTCATTTTACTCGCCCTCAATTAGAATTAATATCTAATTGAGCTATTACAAATAATGTAATGGTGTATGCATTTGGAGATAAAAAACAAGATAGTTCTATAATTACAATTAATTCAAAAACTGTAGTTGGAGGGATTGAAGATACATATCTAATTAAATCTCCAAATCTAACCGCTACTTTACGTCCAAATAATATTGCAAAAAATGATAATTATATAACATTAAATGCAATATTAGAAAAAGGAATTAAATACTATGAAGATAATCCCAATATTGATTCAATCCAGTTGTCGAATCATGCAAAATCTTATTGAAATAGCGGAATTAAATTAGAATATTACGAAAACAATAATACTTTTGTTGGAGAGAAAATTGTAGATACAAATGATCAACTTTTAGACTATATTAACAAATTATCACATTTATCAAACGATATAGCAATCATAACAGATAATCCTAAAAAATATACAGGATTGCCACAAAATGCTAAAGTTATTAATTTAGATGCAGTTCAAGGATCTGAATTTGACTATGTTGTTATTGATAAAGAATGAAGAAATAAAGCTCAAGAGTGAGGTACATTACGTAATCTATATACTTTAACACAACGTTCAACACTAGGATCAGTTATATTAGATAGCGATAAATATCTTAGAAATACTTTAAATATAACTACACAGTTTGATGAAACGGTTAATAATAACATTGAAATTAAACAAAATGATATTGATGCGTTTAAAAATTGAAGACTACGATCGCTTTTAAATATTGAAAGTAATCCAGTATATTCTAACTTAACTTATGAACCAGAGTTTTCTACGCCTGAAACTCCTATTGCTCAAACAACAATTGATAAAGATCAAAAGGAGAATCAACCTACAGTAGTAAATACTCCTATTGATAAATCTCAAAAATCAGAACCAACTATTGCTAATAGTGATATTGGTGAACGTAATCTAAACGAAACCCAATTATCATCTCAAAATACAGTTCCGTCAGGAGAAATTTCACTAGAGAATGCAATTGAAGATACTGTTTCTGAGACAAATTTAGAATCTAAACCAAAAGTTTATTCTAAAATTGATGAGAGTACTTCTATTGTAAAAAGTGCTCCATTATTAAGACCAAGTAATACAGATATAACAATAGAGTCTGATTTAACCTTAGATTGATTTACAAATAATTTATGAGACTATGATGTAAATGAGAATGATAAATCTATTTATAAACAATTTGAATTTAGAAAATCTATTCCTAAATCAAAGTATATACAGTATGTTTATCGTTTATCAAATTATTTTTTACATGGGCATCATAAAACACATAATCAAACAAAAAATCGTCTAGAAATTTCATTAAATCAATTAGCTCCTAGTAATAGAAATAAAAATAAAGCTATTGTTAATTCGTTACAAGATGCTAAGTTAAAGATTGTTCCATATAATAGGGGTAAACAAGGATTATTGGTAGCCGATATATCAATTAATGATAATAAAAGAATTAGAAGTGTACGCATTCCAATTCTTTTAACTATTAATAGTTTTGGAGACTACAATGGTGATATTAAAATGGTCCAAGATATAACGTACGATTCCGATGGTATAGTAAATCGAGATGTTTATAACTTAAATGCTAATAATTATTTTACAATACTTCCCTATTATATTACCTTTGTAGTTAAAGATGAAGAGTTAGATTCTATTAAAGATGAACGCACTCGCACCGTTGCAAAAGCAATTACTGGTAAGGCAATGGGTTTAATTAGTAGTGATCTTATGCTTAATAGTATGGAATTTAAGAAGGATATGCACCCAACTTTAGATTCTGAAAATAACGTTACGTATTTAGTTCAATCTGATGCTCGATTTGTATTATTTGGAGTTCAACAAGTAAAGCAATTATCTGAAATTATTACAGATTCTAGAGCTAAAATAGCAGAAAGACAAACCGCATTAGATCAGGCTAAAAAATTAGGTGAACCAATAAATAAAGTTTATGCTGAATATGCAAAACAGAAGCATCAAGTTGTTTATACTACTAGAGCAGGACAAATTACAACAGAAATATTAAACTTAGCAAAATCTAATTCAGGGATAAGAAAAACTCTATTTAATAATTTAAGATTGCATATAACTAAGGAAAGAGATAATCAATCTAATAGAACTCCTAAAGAAAGTAGTTATAAAAATGTTCCTGGAATTATGTTTACACTAAATTATTTGAACAAGAATTCAGGACAAAATGAAGTAAAATCATTCTTAGTAAAACAAGAATATGATCAATTTGTATTATATAGTCTCGACAATAAAAAAATTAAAAGTATTGATAAGAAAATAACTTCTGTTTCAAGTAATTCAATTGATAATCTTTATTTGTTAATTGAAAAATTAGGAGATATGTATGAATTAAATTTTAGAGAATACATTGATCCGAAAACATTACAGACTTACTTAGTTCGATATAATTATCAACGATACATAGAGTCTAATGGAGCATATAAGTGAGTTCCAGTTAATTCTGTGTGAGGATATACAGCAAGTGAAACATTAGATGCGCTATCTGTTGGAATTGAAAATTTAGATGTTCTTAATGATATTATAACAACATCTAGTCTATTTAAAAATGGCATTTATGCACAGGATCATAGAACCGAAGAACCGATTGCTCAATACATATTTGGCCTAACAGATCCTCGTAAAGACTATAAAGTAGATATATCTAAATTTCATGGACCTATATATGCAATTGATAAAACACAAATTATTAAAACATCTATTCAACAAGAAGAAATTAATCAACAAAAAGAACAAGTTGAACAATTAAATAAATTTAATACGTTTTTAAAAGAAAATAATCTATCTCCTGAGACTAGTTTAGATATTAATCAAAATATTGAAAAAATTAATGATAGATTAAAACGTTTAACTAACGATATCACATATTCTCAAGTAGAAATAGATTCTATAACAGGTGAATATAGGCTTATTACTGTAAAGGATATAGATAATCTAATTAAAAATAAATTAGAAAACGCAAATTTACCTTCAAATAATTTTGTTCGGATTCAGGATAATCCAACATATACTTTGAATTTTATTCCATTTTATATATCTTTGCAAAATGAAACTAGTGGGTATACAATAACAAAGATCAATAATAAGTGAGAATTACTTAGATTTGATTCATTTAACAGTTATAAACAAATGTATGAATACTTTATTAGTATTAAAGATACAATACCTTCTAATATAAGAAAGTCTATAACAAACTATTTAAGTGATCTATTTTCTAATAAAGAAATATCTGCTGAAACAGCTAATATGTATTATCAAATATTTAAACAACCTGAACTATTAGGTGAAAACTTGCTTATATTAGATGAATATATTCAAAATTATTTATTAGAAAGATTAAAGAATAATGAGTGCTAAATGTAATTACTCTGCAAAATTTTTGCCGTTAGTAAAACGGATGCAAACAACTAAACCTGAATCATTTAAAGAGTTTCTAGATGAATTCTTTAATGACTCAGATAGGTTATATAATATGTTTACGGAAGGTGCTGTTATTAGCACCTCTCCGTTAACTATTAATAACATAGATCAAGTAGATAATAAACTAGGATTAAAATTAAATACAGAAACTGATTCTACCCCTGATTTTTACATCGGAAATAATGGACAGTATTCAAATATGTTAAGACAATTTCGAGCTAAATTAATCGAAAGTTCTATATTTAATAGATATTCTGGGGAGTTTATTAATGCTAATGAAAAGAAACAAGAATTTGATATCACTTTTTTAAATGATTCTATTTTAAATTATAAAAAAACATTAGCTTCTAATATTTCAAAATATTTAGGTAATTCTGAATCTATAACATTAAATTTAGAGAATCTTGCAAATTTTGATAATAGAGTTTCAGAAATATTAACTAATTTTGAAACTGTATTTAATTCAGAATTAATTGATCGTAATAGTGCTTTTAATAATGCATATGACGCATATGTAATTTTAACTCAGTTTGATAAGTTATTGCAGAGTGAGATTCCGTTTATTACTATTAATCCAAAATATACAAAGACAAATTCGTCTTATGTAGATCGTTATATATACAGAGGTCCTAATGTAATACACTATACTGGCTTTAGTACTAATGAAGATACAAACGCGGAAGACCATGCTAGTGATTTATCAAAAATATTGTTAGACTACTTTCCTGAAGTAAATGCAGTTGGTTTAGAAATAGATAATACTAGTATTACTTTAACAGGATTTAATTCTGTAATGACAAAACTTATTAAGACTATTCAAGAAAATGAAAATTTAATAGAATATCGTTCAGAATTAAGCAAAGGAGTTAAAGCAGATATGTCTGTGTTAATAGACGCATATATAAATAATATACTTTCAAACAGAATTATATCTAAAAATTATAGAACATATTTATTAGATAAATTACGAGGTATTAAGAAATTTATATATTCGCCTCAAATGTCTTCTGAAATAAAAGCTATGTTTACTCAAATGGCTTTTAAAACAGTGCCATCGCAATATATAGCATATGGCTTTGATCCACAAAAAAAGACAATTGCTAGCAGAGATTTAAAAGAACGACCAGTATCGCAGCAAGCATACGATATTAGAAGTTTAATTCAGGCATCAGGTTTTTATTGAAGATCTAATCCTGATTTATTTAAAGAAAAATTAAATCAGTATGGAATTACTATAGGTAATGATAGAATCGTTATTGAATCTATTATAGATAACATACCTATTACATTTACTATTACTTATGAATTAAATCAAAATGGCAAAATGATATATAGATCGTTTGGAGAAATTAATGATCAATCTTTGAACGATCTGATATATAACTTTATGTCTTTTATAATTCCAGAAAATATAGCTGAAATTATTCCTCAGGTATATCCTGTTGAAAAATATACAAAAACAGAACTATTTGTTCCATTGTTAGCTACGACGTTATTAGATGGAAATAATAGTGATATTTTAACTAAAGAACATGATCTTGTTAATTTAGTTCCATTTACAGAAGATATATGAAAAGTAGCTAATGTATTAAGTGTAACAAATGGTTCAGATACTATTAATATTATTAAAAATGCAGAAGGAAATAATTTGCCATTATATCAAATTATTAGTTTGGTATATAATCATAACGAAATATTTGATAGACTAATTAATCCACCTACAGAAACAATTGAACATCCAAATAATGTAGCTGCACATAATTTGATAGTACAAAATATCGAAAGCGGTTTTTTATTATCTCCTAGAATTCGATCTGATATAAACATTAATGGAAAAATTAAAAAACCTTCTAATTTAAAAGTTAGTGAAGTTGCAAGGTTATCGATTATGCATGACTTCTATCAAAATTTAACTAGTAATTTAGATGGATTAATTTATTTGCAACCGACCACTTTTTCTGATAAAAATAAACACTTTCTAATAACATATAATATAGGTAAAACTATTAATACTTCTCTGGGAGAAGTAAACATTAAAGAAATTTTAAATAACTATTTAAAAGGAGATAGAACTTTAGATCCTTTATATCATCTTTTAGGAGAAACCAGAAAAAACCAAATAAATGCATTAGTTCAGAATATATTGTTTGACTATAGTCTTGCTTTTGATACAGAATTTACATCATTAGAACAGATTGATGAATTCATTGCGAAATACAATCACAGTTTAAAAAGTATTCAATCTGCATTTAATGCTAAGGGAGTTGATTTCTTTTTAGATATACATGCATATAAAACTGCCTTAAGTAAATACCCTCGAACTAACGAAACTATTAAAAACTTTTTTAAAGTCTATAATGATCAAAATAAAACGTTAGAACGTTTAGATAGAGAAAAAAGAAAATTCCTAAAGGACTTACTTGTAAATAACTTTAATTTAAATATTAATCAGGATAGTTTTATTTCTCAAACATTTAATAAACCTGAATTTAAATCATTAGTTAATAAAAGAAATGGAGAAATTACATTAGCTGAAGTAACTGATGAAAAAGGTAAAAGAATTAATCTCAATAAAATAGTTGATTTTGATGCTTTACTTAATCCAAAATGAAAAGTTAAACTAAATCCCATTTTAGAATCATATTTTATTACTGATACTCTATTATCAAATGAGTATAATAATATGATGATAGGAGGTGTTTATGCACATCCAAATAAAAACAAAGATGGAAAGTTAGATAGCAAAGAATATTTTGAATTTAGTGAAGCTAATCGACTAATTGCTCAATATAAACGTATGGTAATATTTGGAGCTACTTATCATCCATTTGCTCAAAATTTAGAAAATGGAGTTGCTCCAAATATTAAAATTGCTGTAATTAACGATGAAGCGGGAACAGTCTGAAATATGTTAGGAGATGAAAATACTGGATTAGATACTATGGATGGATCTGGTTTATCAAGTCCACTTGAATCTAGAGCAGAAAATAATTCACTCTTAGATGCAAGAGTTGGGCGCGATAAAAAAACTATTATGCATGATATCGATTCTCGGTATGGTAGACCAACTTTATTAAAATGGGCTGTTTTTGATATAAGTAATGAAAGAAGACGTATTTCTTATGGTTCAGATATTTCATTAGAAAATATCTTTAAAAAAATGCATAGTATTCCAATTAACAAATCTATTATTTTAGAAAATTATTATAATATATTTGATCCTATATATTTTAAAGATATTCGAACTAATAAATATTATAAAATAAATTCAATCAAAACGATTTTAGATCCGAATGGATTAATTGAAGTTGTTAGAGATCTAACTGAAGTTGAATCTAATGGATTAGAAACAAACAATACTATTCAGACAACTCATATAATAAATACATTATACGATATTGATCAAGTATTTGGTGGATCTTGAGCAATGAAATTTAATGAAGACATAAATCGTTTAGAATATTCTGAATCTAATATTGATATACTTGAAAATATTGTTAACAAAGAGCAATTAAAAGATAAGTTTATTGCTTATTTAGTTAATAAATCTGCAATCAAAGTTGGAGCAGGAAATATAAATGATTCAAGTAAATGAAGTAACTCTGATGCATTTACTACTATTGAAATGTCTACTAAGTTTGGAGGAGTTCAAATGAACGCTGATCACCATTTAGACATGTCAGAGGTTACCGAAATGACGCAAATGATTAGTGCTTTAGAGCAAAATGGATTTACACATGAGTTAGTAACTCAGATTTATAAAGAAATTGGTCAGATTGTTAAAGAATCCATGAATGATTTGTCAGAAACAATTAAAGCTAAAGATAAAGATCAACTGTATACTATATTAGGTAGATCATTAATTAAAGCTTTTATGAATGATGACAAAGATACTTTAGGGTTAGCACAATCATTTGTTTATTTAGCTAATGAAAGTTTTAAAAATGCAAATTTAGATTATAAATTACCATTTAGCGCAGCAACAATTAATGGAGCTTTTATTGCTACTACAACATCTAACTTAGTTAAAAGTGGAATTAGACGTAAATATTCTGGTATAGCATCTGTACTAGTTCCTTCTCATAATATGATTCAATACTATAATATTGATGGACTTAATTATCAGTATGAAGAATTATATAATTTAGTAAATACAAAAGGTATTGATCATTTATACGATGAAAACGGAAATATTATAAAAAGTAAAGTTGAACGTGCTTTAACAGAACCTATTATTGATGGAGAAATAAATCCTTTTATAATTCCAATTGAGCCAAATGATATTGATTTCGAAGATACAATTGTAATATTTAATGAAGAAGATAATCCTACTGTTATTAAAATTGATTCCTTAGAGAAATACGATTTATATAAGCACCAAGCAACTTTAGGACAACAATATTATAACTGAACAATTAAACCTAAAAATCTAAAACAGTCAAATACATTTTTTGATGTAGTTGTAGGCTTAGATGGATTTGGAAATGAAATAAATAAACGTTTTAGTATATATGACTTAGATGCAGTAAGAGCATCTTATTATTTAAGTTCTCGTAGAAAACAATTAAAGAACTGGGAGGATTTAACAGAGTATGAAAAAACATTACTATCATCTGCATTAGGTTTACATCCAATCGATAATATACAGTTAAACATAGATAGTCTATTATCTGATTTACAACAAAAGATACAATTACAACTAAATAGTTTAGCTGACAATCAATCTATTATTAATAATACTGCTTTTGGTATTACTAATCCAAATGTTAGAGTTGTTAAAGTATCTAATGTTAATGTTACTCCAACTCAAATTGTAATGGGGAAAAGGCAAGCTCAACAATTTGGATTGCAAAAAGGAGACTCTATTGCTCAGATTAGACAAGAAAAAGAAAATTTCTTTTATAATCGAATGCAAAGTAACTATAATATTGGAAATCCAGATAAATTAACATATGATATTATATTATTTGATGGAACAGGAAAACAATTCTATGTAAAAGTTTTAAGAACAGAAGAAGTTCCAAAAGCATTTACAGGTAGTATTACTCCAAATCCTGATTTTAAAATTATTGATAATATTGTATACTATAATGAAAAAGAATTTTCAACAAATGATGAGAAACAATTTTATAAGTATACAGATACAAATGGAAATATTCATGATTTAATTATTATAAATTCTATAGATCGATTAGGTGAATTAAGAAAATCAGGATTAATTAATACATATCAATTTAATTATACTAGCGAAAATACTAAAAAATTATTACCTTATCAATTTCGTTATAATATAGAAAATAATATTCCTATCACTTTACATACCAGAAATAGTGAAGGAAACTTGCATGAAGCTAAAATCAATCCAACAGCAGATATTAGTTACGTAAGTTTAAACCAAAATGAAATATATAACTTTAATCAAAGAATAAAACAATTAGCGTTTAATCAATATGAAGCATTTGAAAAGTCTTTACTTCATGTAGGTACTCGCATACCGTCACAATCAATGCAGTCATTTGCTCCTATGGAGATTGTAATGTTTACAGATAGTGAAGTAAATGATGTTTATGTAGCTAAAGTAGTTACGTGAATGGAAGGCTCCGATTACGATAAACTTATCATGTCGTATTAAAACTCTTTTAATTGCTGGAAACTCTGACCGCGTTATGGCGAAGACAATCAGCAGCCAAGCCATATAAAAATGGAAGGTTCAACGACTAATATTAATAACTTAATAATTCGACTTTAATAGTATGAAACAATTAAAAACACGCTTAAATAAAACAGGAAGAAATTTAATAATTGCTATGTCTATTGGGGATGGACATATACATACAAAAGGTTATTTAAATATAAATCATTGCAAAGCACAAAAAGAATACTGTTACTGAAAATGAAAACTACTTAAAGATAATGGAGTTAAAGTAGGTATTTTTAGAGAATGAGAACAAGTAAATGGTTATTCTAAAGGTAAAGCAGTAACTAGATACGGATTTCAAACTTCTGTATCAGATTTTTGTAAAGTTCTTCGAAGAGTTGAGTATGAAAACGGAAGAACAAAATATAATAGTAAATTATTGAAAAGACTTGGTCCTCAAGGTTTAGCAATTTGAATTATGGACGACGGTTCGTTATCAAGACGTTCTAGAATTAATAAAAATGGAGATAGAGTTTATGCAGGATTTTATATTACTATATCTACTTATTGCAAATTAGAACAAGCTGAGGATATAATTAAATATTTTAATACTGAGTGAGATTTATATCCTACAAAGGTTTTTGATAAACGACAACAATCTTATATAATTAGTTTTTGCGCTAGAGAAGGACGAAAGCTAATAGAAATAATTAAACCTTATATGTGTCCCCATATGATGTATAAGGTAATTCCTGATAAAATAGAGTGTGAAAAATATATGAAGTTATTAAAAGAGACAGATGAAAATACTGTCGAAGGTACACTTGAAAAAGTGGAAATGGAGAGGTCTTAATGAATAATATATTAAGATAAGATATAGTCTGATCTGTATAGAAATATACAGCTAACACCATGATTGATAAACAGTATATACTTGGATATTCTGTTAAAAACGATGGAACTTTATATTATCCTTCAAGATTAGCAGATACATATGATTTAAATGAAGTTAGACAACTTCCTTTACCAAATCATAAACACTATACTATTGATAATGAAAATGGATATTATGTAACGAAAGAGGAAGTAGATGATGTGCTGTTAAATGGAAATTTAAAAATATTTAAATCGATTTTAGAAGGAGACTACAATAGTATTGCATTTGACGAATCGGTAGAACCAAACAGTCGTTATATATTTTTGAGAGACTTAAATAAACATGCACAAACAGAACTTACTACAGAGCAAATAAACGAGGGTTTAAAAAATAGAGTTGTTGATGGAATTTTAGATGTAGTTTTAAATCCAAAGAATCAAATTAATCTACACATTCCTATTAATATGGATGATCCTCAAAAGGCTGCTCAGAAATCAGCATTAGGAAAAGAAGAAAAATTAAGAACTTCTGATAATCCCGCAAGTAAGTTTGTTATGCAAGAACAAAATATGGTAGGTAAAGAAGTGATTGGTATTACTGCAGTATCGCTTAAAGTATATTTCTTACTTTCTAACTATTACAATACTAAATATCGTGAACTTATTGACCTATTAAAAACGGGAAAGAATGATGAAGCAGTAGAATTACTTGATCGGTTAATGTTTACTACTCGAATACATAATCATGGAATTGTAGCAAATATTAATCTAGACCCTATTGTAAAATTCTTAAAAGATAATCAAATTGAAACTATTACATTAAGTAATGGAACTGTATTTAATATTAAACAACAAATAGAGCAACTTAGAGATACTGCAAATGTATCTGATGCTTCTTTATCTATAAGTGCTCTTCTTTCAGCAGCAACGGATAATGCTAAAGAGCTTATATTAGCAAAAATTAATGCAAGTGCTAAGTTCGTAGATATTTATACACACTTGTTGATAACTGGTATGTCGTTCGATCAAATTGCAGACATAATGACCTCTCCTATATTTAATTACGTAGTAAAGGTTACAGATGGAGATATATTTGATAAAAGTACGTATAAATTTTCCATCGAATCTGCAATTAATTTTTATTTAGGAGAACATATATTACCTTATTTAAGTGAAACGTCTTTCTTTAAACTAATTGAGCCGTTTGTAGATAGGAAATATTTTTGAGAAACTGTTATTAACGATGCTAATAAGTTAGAAGAACTTGAAAATAATATCTTAAATAATATTCCTAAACGTAAATCTGCTTATCTAAGTGAAGATGTTGATGAAGAACTATTCGCAGAATATAGTGATTATTCTGAAGAATTCTTTGATGAATTCTTCGATGAGTCTGAAGAAGATGGAGTAAATATTATTTCGAATATTAAATTAACTAAAGAGGATTATATTAATTCATATAAAGTAGTTAAATCTTTTATAACAAGAAAACTTCAATTAGATAATATCTCTAATTTACAGGAACAACTTGATAATTTACGATTTATTGTAAATAAAGTATTACCTGCAACTGAGGAACAATCTATTCTTGGAGCAATGGCTGGAATAAATCAAGGTATCAGAACTAATTCTTTTGATAAATATAATTATATTAAAAGAATTGAAGCCTTTGTTAATAAGCGATTTGATCAGAATCCAAACTTTGATTTAATGCTATTCTTAAACGATCCTATAAAACAGCGAGAATATATAAATAGATACGAAAAAGTTAAATCAACATTTAATATATTAGAAGCTATTACTACAGTTCCACATTTCAAAGAAATGTTTCAGGTATTATATCTAGATAGAACTGCAATTGATAGTTTAGCAGCAAAAAATTATTTTGAAACTAAAATAGCTAACGAATTAGTTTCTCCAGATAATAAATTAAATGCAATCGAATATAGAGAATTATCTAAATATATAAATGATGTATTTATATATAATTGAATTCAAACTCTGGATAGATCAATACACATTCCTATTGGACAAAAATATTTTGCAAATAAATTTGGAGTAGTTAAAACAAACTCTATCGAAGGATTTGAAATTAATTTAAATAATGTTGAAAATATAGCAACATTTAAACGTTTAATGGACGAATATATTATTCCAACTTTAAAATCCGATCCAAATTTTGCAAATAATTTATTTATTAAATTATTAACATGAGGAACTATAAATAATCCATACTCCGATAAACCAAATGTATTTTATAAGTTACCTCTAAATATGATGCAAATAGATAAGTCTTTAAGAAATCAAACATTGTATGAAGCAATATTACACGATTTTAACTTATTAAATGGAAAGACGTTTGATGGATGAAATGTTATCGATTTATTCTATTTATATAATTTAGTTGTGAACAAAGATGCATTTGGACAAAGATCATTTACGAGGTTATTTGAAGATATTACAAAAATTAATTCAAGTAATTTATTAGCAACTCAATTTTATTCATATTTATCAAATTTAGATTATTCTATGGATAAATCTATTAATTATGATATTAGAGATGCTAAGTATCGTTTAGGTATTGTTACTAATAATCCAAAAAAGTTAAATATTGAACGAGATAATGACGCTGGAATAATATCTGTAAATAGACAAGAAGTTAATTTGCATAATATAGATACTTCATATTTTACTTTAAATATGCCATTTCTAGAAGGTAACAATGCAAATTTAGCTAAGAACAAACTAGTTGAAATTAAACCTAGGACAACTTCTTATTATCATCAAGAGTTAAATTCAGCAGAAATTCTAAATGCAATAACAAGTCGACTAAGAAATATATATCCTGAATCACAAATACAAGTTATTACAGATAATGATATAAATACTAGTGACGATATATCTATTCGAAACTCTGAAGCTTTTATACAAGATGGAATTGTATTTATTAACATAGATAAAGCTAGTATAACTGCTCCATTACACGAGTTTACACATTTAGTATTAGCAGGAATTAAAGAGAATAGTCCAGAGGTTTATTATAATATATTATCTAGTATTGTTACGCATCCAAAATACAACGAGATCGCAAGTAATCCGATGTATGCAAATAAACATGGATCTGATCTTGACGAAGAAGTATTTGCAACAATATTGGGAGAATATTTTAAAAATAAGGTTTACGAATGACCCGAGAATAATTTATTAACTGATACAGACAATATTACTAAAACTGTAATTAATCAGGTATTGGATATTAATACAGGAGATATTAATATACAAAGTTTAATGAATTCTTCATTAGAAAATTTATTAGAAACTTTTAGTAGTGGAATTATATCGGGAGGATTTACAGATCTAGTTAATATAGAATATATAAAATTGAATCAAAAATTAGCTACTATTAAAAATAGTTTAATTTCAGATAAAACAATAAAAGAGGATTGCTATGAGTAAATGTATATTTACAATTAATATAGATGGAAAGGAAAGGACGTTCAACTCTGATTTTGAGTTGGACTCCTTTCTTAAATCACAATATGCGGATAAAAATGTTACTGTTAAATTAGATAGAACATTTTCAACTACTCCACAGGCAGCAACTTTAAATAACTTGAATTTTGCTAAATTAGAATATAAAGAAAGTGCTGTAGAAAATATCCGTATTAACGAAGATGGAGATAGTGAAGTTATATTAAAAATTCCTAATTCTATTTCTGTTACTAGAGCCATTACTGAATTTGGAGATCCTACCAACTTAAGTAAACATATTATTACTCCATTTAATATTAAAGCTTGAAGAGAAAAGCGTATCAAAGAATGATTAGCTACGGGTTTATCTGAAAGTACAGCTAAAGATTTAGTATTACAGGAAGAAACCTCTTGAAAACAACTTACTAATTATGGAACAGAAATTCATAATTTAGCACAAGCTGTTATTGAAGGTAGAGAATCTAATTTTAAAAGTTCCTTATTTAGTATAGAACAGCAGGAAGAATTTGTTAGTGAATTTAAAGAATTTATTGCTGATATAAAACGTAGATACGGTAATGAAGCAAAAATATTTACAGAATTAGCTGTTAAATCTCGGGAACTTAATGAAAATTATCGTAAAGGTAATCGTTATTTAATAGATAATAATGGGAAAGTTATTGAAGATAACAGTCCAATTAATTCTATTAACGGACGAATCGATATGTTAGTTATAGATGAGAATGGAATAGCGCATATATATGATTTTAAAGTATCCCGTAAAGGAGTTGGAGACTGAGATATGATGCGAAATGATATTAATAAGTTAAATAATACTTGACATAGTACTAAAAAACTTTCTGCATCATATCAAATGACCTTCTACAAGATGATTTTAGAACAATATGGAATTAAAACTGCAGATATAAATGTAGTTCCAATTCAATTAGATTTATCTTACAATACTAATGGTTTAACAGTAGAGAATTTAAATGAAATTATTTTTGATTCTACAAAAATTGTAAGAAATCCTAGAGGCACGGAGCCTGGGGGAAAAATTTACGAAAATGTTAAGAAAATTGTTCCAATTCGTCCAAATGAAGATACAAATATTGATTTAATTGATAAAATAGCCAAACCATTTAATACACTATTCCCCGATGTAACCTTATCTAGAAAAGTTCAAACTACTAATTCAACATACGAATATTATAGGAACTCTCCAACTTTTGTAAAACGTATTCCAAAAAATACAGAAGAATCTGTTAAGGGTATATATAAATTTTGAGATAAATATAATCGCAAAGTATATTATGCTAAAAATGAATCTGAATTAGAAAAAGAACTGTTATCATATATTAATAGAATTAATGAACGTAAAGTAGGAGAACTAGCAACATTAGCAGATCGAATTGAAGCTGCAATACGTGGGGAAATAACAACAAGCGAACTTTCTCCAGATGATAGTGTTAATAAAGATGTATTTTTAGAAAAACATTTTAAACAGTATATTGATCAAAAATGGCTATTTAGAAAAAATAGTATTTTAAACGATTTAGGTATATTTATTTTTGAAAAAGAAGGAGTTACAGAAATTGTTTCTATTACTAATAATGAATTAAATCAAACCCTTAAATTAGCTAAAGGTACATCTATATTAGGTACTTTTCTAACAGATAAAGGTATCGATCCTAGGACTATTTTACCTGCTACTAATGGTAATATTGATTTAATGAAAGTAATGATTTACTTAAATGAGTACAGTAATTTAATTTCTGGAACTAAAATTAGCCGAATTAAAAGTTTAAATATTTGAACTTCACAAGGAGTAGAAGAATATAATGAAACTTTACTAGATAATTTTAGTAGACTTTGTAGAATTGCAAACATTAAAAACAATTTATCATCAAATAACTTTCTAAATACATTAGAATCTGTATTATTTACAGTTAATGACTTAATTCAAGAGGAAGAATGAAATAAATTAATGAATTGAACTATAGGTCCTGATGAAAATACCTTAGAAAGTAAAAAAGAATGAGTGCTTAGTAGAATTAAAGCGCTACGTAATAAATATCGCAAATTAGTAAATGAAAAGCCTAATCCTAATGATCCAATATGAGTATCGTACAGTTTATTATTAAAAGCATTAAATCAGTTAAATGGATACAGATACTATATTGAAAAAGATCCGAGTAAATGAATTGGATTTAAAGGAGGAGTAAGTTTAGGAGTCAATATAACTAGTATTAGTAATGCTGATTCAAAAAATATCCGAGAAATGGGTAGATTGATTACATTACATGAAGAACAGATTCGTAAAGAAGAATTAAAATGAAATAAAAAAATTCAAGGAGTATTTCAACGTTTTTATAAGGCACATCATCAAATAAAAGCATTTGGAGGAGAAATTAGATTTTATGATGATCTATTTGTTAAAGATGCTAATGGAAAAATCGCAAAAGAATTTTCTTTAAAACATCCTGAAGAATTAACAGGAGCAGACAAAGAATTAGTTTCAACATTTCTAGAAATAGTTAATGAAATTAAATTTAGAGGTAATGAGACTGCGATTGAAGAGGCAAAAGCATCTGGAGAATACTATCAAGTTCCATTAATGATTGGTTCATTTCAATCTCAAGCTAGACAAGGAGGAGTATGAAAAGCTTTAAAATTTAGTTATCAAGAAGCAACTAATTTTAGGCAACTTTTTAATGCTCAAGAGGCGGAAAAAACTAATTACGAACGAGATAGTTTAGAAGTATATAATAAATTCAGAATTGATCAATCTACACGTAACAAAATACTTAATGATGAAGGTGTAGAGAGTATGGAAACTAATCTTGAAGATCTTATTAGAAGTTATTTACATGTATACGTAACAGAAGAGGTAAGTTCTAAATTTCTTCCTTTAATTCAAGGATTTAAAATTGGATTATTGTGTCAAGAATTCTTTTATGGTCAAAAGGTAGATAATCTGATTGAATTTATAAAAAAGTATACTCAATTAAATATCTATAACGAACCTATAATGGACGAGGGACTTCAACCAGCATATAAGTTTATGGCCATGCTAAAACAAGTAGCAACAGCTACTACACTTGGATTTAACCTTAAATCAGGTACTAGAGAAACATTACAAGGCATCTGAATTGGATTATCTAGAACTGCTGCTAGAATTTATGGTAAGGATCAATTTACTATGAAAGATTTTACCAAAGCAATGACGACAGTATTAAAGGAAGCTCCAAAGTCTATTGGAAAAATTACACTGTTAGAGTATATGAATTGACAATATGGTATGGCAAATTCTGATGCTGATCAATTACATCGAGAGATGAGTTTAAGTAAAATGGGAATCTTAAACTTTGATAGTAATCAGTTATATATGTTTTCAAGAGCTCCTGATATGTTACATCGAATGACAATATTAGTTGCAAAGATGATGCACGATGGATGTTTTGATGCGCATAGTGTTGTTAACGAAGAATTAGTATATGATTTTAAAAAGGATAAACGTTTCAGCTTATTACATTCTGCTAATCCTAACGTAAATAGCGAAGAATACCGTAAACAACATGCTTTATATATCACAATGCTAGAACAGTTTAATAGAGAAGGGTATAACCTAAAAGATGGAGATGCTTTACCTAAAGCTTATACAGCAAGAGAATCTGCTAGCATTAAATCATTTGCTGATATGTGTTTTGGACATTATGATAAAAATACTCAAATGTTAGCAAAGCACATGTTATTAGGATCTTTTTTTCTACAATTCCGAACTTTTATATCTGCAAAACTAGAACAGTGAGTACTAAAGCCTAATACCTATGATCAGGGGAGTTATAAAATAGCAGTCGATGAAAATGGAAATAAATTTGTAAGACGAATTACGTTTGATGAAAATGGACAGCCTATAGTAGATATTATACTTGAGAATGAACTTAAAGAAGGAGATAAATGAGAATATTTCTATGAATGAGTAGGTAGACCTCAGGAAGGAATAATATGGTCTATGTTTTCGTATTTAAAAGCATTATCTACTCTTAATACATCTGAGTTTAATAAACTATGAAAAGACGATATAAAAAGAGCAAATCTATTCCTTTTCTTACATGATATGTTACTTATGTTATTATTGGGTTTATTAGTAAAAGCTCTATTTCCTTGAGATGATATCAAAGAGGAACCGTGAATAAAACGTTGAACTGCAAGTGCCCTTTATGGATCTTTTCAAGATGGTCCTATACAAAATATTATAGGCGGAATGATTGGAGACTTAAATCCTCCCGCATATAGTATATTTAAAAACATGTTTAATAATGTTGGAGATGTTATTACAGGTGATAAAAACCTATGAGAAGGTGTAACATCTAATTTTGGAGCACTTCGAGAACTAGGTACAGCTACATCATTATTTTAAAAAAAAATACCCTACACGCCGAAGCATGTAGGGTATTTTTATTTTATATGTTATTATTTTCGTTTTGGAGTACCATTATTACAAACTGTACATTTCTCAGCTTTAGTGCCTTGATTAAATACACGTATATATTTCCCATAAACTGCATCTTGATACTCATGAGAAATTTTATTTGATTCACAAATAGGACATCTTTTAATCGAACAAGCCATCTTGAACTAATTTTTTACAATTATTAAATAAATCTCTCAATGTTCCGTTATTTTCAATTAAATAAGAATAGGCTTTATCTTGATAAAGTTTATCTAATTCTGTTTCAGAAGAATGAGAACTTTTTTCACAGCCAGGTCGAGTTATATGAATAATAACAGCACCTAAATTATATGTAGTAATATTTTCAATAATAAATCTTTGGTCAGAAATAATAATATTCGATCCTCTATTATTTAAAGTAGACAGAATTCATAACCTATCTCCAAAGTAAAAACGCATAATTTCTGTTCCAAAATATTGTAATATTTGTCTAATAGATAGAAAATAGTTTTTTGTCAAATTTGGATTTACACGTTTGATTTCTTTTGTAAATCTTGTATCTGACAATATTTTATCTTTAAAAGTATTAATATTAGATTCATCAACGTGAATTAACTGCAACGTATTAAAATCTACATAATACTGCTCTTTAAACTCTCCATCTTCAAAATTTTGTACGTTTGTATTTAATAATATTGCTAACATTTCTTTCATTTTATCAGCATAACGTACGATTTTATAATCTTTTTTAAATCATTTTAATCTACAGTATAAATCATATTTATGTAATATTTTAGGAGTACTAAGAAGATATTGTAACATTTTTGCTACAGTATCCTTACCACTTCACTTGTTCCCCTGAACGGAGATTATTTTTTGCATTAACTAAAATGTTTTCGTAATTGAATATCCTCTATCTCGGATAATCTTGTTACAGGAATTGAATTTTCAATATGTTGAAGTTCAATATAATTATAACTTTGGCTAAGGATTCGTTCTATAGAAGTTATCTGTTCTTTAGTAATAGATATATTATAAAAATACCCACCATATAACAACATCGAACCTGATTGTTTAATCCATCCATGTTCTTCTAACCACCTATCTGGAGTATTACAATCCTTTGGAATAATCTCTTGTTGTTGAAGTAAATCTGCAATCTTTATATGTAAAAAATTTGCTTTAGTTCCATTTAAACCATAATATTTTCCATCAGGTGCAAAATATCCTGCATTACAACAAAGTAAAGACGGATGTATTTCACTTAATTTATCTAATTCTAGTTGAGTAGTAATATATCGATCAAGTTTTCCTTTATCATATAATGTTGCAATACTACTTGGATGATTTAGCTTATAAATAGTCTCTCGTAGTTGTTTAGAAGCTTTAGAAACTCGATCCGATATATCAGTATTATTAGGAAATAATTTCTCAATAATTATACTAATATTAGCAAATGTAAATAGATCTTTATCTAAACTTTCTTTTAGACTATTATAAGCGTATATAATCGGATCATCTAATAGTGTGGTAATATAGTTCTGAGATGAATCCGTTAATTTAATATAATCTGTAATATCAATAGTAATGCTTTTCTTCCAGTAAACAAATTGTCCAAATTGAATATCTTTATAAGCATCAGCAATACTATTAAGCTTACATTCTATTAAAGATAAAATATTCAAGGGATTTGTTTGAGGTACATCTACAACTTCTCCTTTGTTATTATCAGTATATTTTAACGAATATTCTCCAGTAATAATTTATTAATGGTTTGTTCATCAAGTCCTTCTAAACTATCTTTAAGTAAATTATAACCTTTATAATAATCAAAATCGCAACCTACTTTTTCTTGCGCTATTTTTAGTAGTAATTCTAACATTTTTATATCTAGTTTAGATAACCTCTTTTAATAAACTCTTCGTGTAGAGGATGAGCTAATTCATAAGCTTGAGGATGAGCTGCTTTGGAATCTCTTAGTTTGAAGAAATGTTTCCAATCGGAAATATATCCTGTCATTATAAGTTCCGTCTTTAAGGCATTAGGTAATATTGCTCTTGCTTGTTGAGGAGTTTGGCCTTGAAGTAATAATTCTAAATAAAGTTGTTCTGATATTTGTAAAGCAGTTATAAAATTAGCTTCAGGAGTAATTTTATAGGGTTTAAAATAAGAAGTTTCCTTTCCATTAAGATGAAAATAATATTCACTAATTAAATCTCCATAGTCATCATGACTAATAATAGTATGTTTTGGAAATTTATTAACATCCATCCAACAGGGAATAATAAAAGTAAGTTCATTACCAAATTTATTCTTAGAATAATTGCAATAACGAGTACTTTCCTGGGCAAAAGCATTACCAAACGCCCCTCTATTGCGTACAAACTCATGAGATACGCCACGATCGCAAATAAAACGTACCATGATTCTTTTTTCATGAAATTCTGTAGGATCACAGAGATATTTAAGGTCATCAAGCCAATTATTTTCTACGAGTACTCTAAAATTAGTAGTAATATATATTCCCTGAAAATCACACATACGATCAGTATTTACTACTGAATATTTATTAGAAGAATATTTACCTCCAATACTACGTCTCCAACTTCCAATTGTAGATACATCGTAGGTATCTTTTAAATATACAGTACCATGTTCACACATGGCAAGGTGCTTGGACTTAATCATACGATCTACAAATTCTTTTGCACTTCCTTCTTTTATATTAGATTCAGATTTGTAGCAATTTCTTCCTGCAAGTTCAATAGCCTTATATATTCCTTCTAAACCTGGTTCTTGTTCAATTATTTCAAAAGATGGTTTAATTAATCTCATATCTAGTCAATATAATTAAATATATTCTTTTATTTTACTTTCTAAATCTTCTTTAGAAATAGTACCAACATGCCTCCATATTTCAACTCCATCCTTTTCAATAACTAAAACAGGAATATTTCTAATTTTATACTGCTGAAGTACTTCAATTGGAGTTTCATCAACATCGTATTCTACAATTTCAATTAGATTTTTAATTTCGTTTAAGATAGGAGCTAGTGCTTTACAAGGGTTACATCATTCTGCACCAAATTTAATTAGCTTAGTCATGTTTATTTTGAGTTACTTTAAGTTGTTTAATTAATTCAATATCTTCTTCGGATATAGATATCGGTTCTTCAAATAAATCTATTTCATCAGCAGAATATGGATCACAGAATCTAACTTGAAGAGTCTATGATCCATATACCTTATTTATTAATACACGTTGCCCTTTGATAACTGTTCCTCTATGAGCTAACTTAATTATAAATCAAGAAACTTGAATTTTATCTGTAGATAGAGCCGTAGTTGTTTGAATTCCACTGAAATAATAATTATCCGATTTAAGAAGAGATTTAATGAAGTTCTTATTAATCATCTAAAATAGTGTTAGTTGTTTTTGTTTAAAGCAGTTAACTATTTTCTGAGCAGCGGCAATATAATAACGATAATTTATATTTTTTGGCAAAGGCATGTTAGGTTCAATCTTATTTAAAATAGTTACTCCTGAATCAGTTAATAGTTTAATATATTTATAACGGTTGCCGTTATGATCAATTTTACATTTATAAATCCAAGGGCCATCGGTCGATACATAATAGCGATTTATTCGCTGTATAAGTTTTCCATCATATTCTACTGAGTAATCCTTACTAACTTTTTGATAAGTTAGAAACTTATGAATATCTTGACAGTTTCTAATTGTCTCCTCAACAGGAATATTATCAGCTAATCGTTTAATTATAGCTTCAGGTATAATAGTAGCTGCCATCCCTTTACCAAGTTTTACTTGATCTATAAATAATCCCTTTGTTTTAAGTAAACTAGGATCATGTGTTTTTGAATAACCTTCTTTAATAGCTAAATAATCATTAATTGCAAATTGAAACATTGCTTCAAAACGATCTTCTTCTAAAGTTAGTTTTGTTAAAGATTCTCATTCTTTATAAACTTTTTGTACTTTTTCTAAATTAGATCGTTTGATTACATAAAATAGACCGTCCTTTACATTATGTCTTTCAACATAAACCCGACTATATCTTTATATAATTTCATACTTGTACTTTTCTTTTAAAATAAAGTTGTTTCGATTATACTGAGTACTAGTATATCCTCTTCACATATTTAAAAATCTGTCACATTCTGCAAAAGACTTTAGAACAATAATATTATCTTCATAATATAGCTTAATTTGTTTTCTTTGTTGAGAAAGCTTTTTTATTTTTCATCCTTTGTATTCACAACCTGTTTCTAAAGCTTTTTTAACAGAACTATTCCCAGCAGGAATTCCAGTTAAATGAAAGAAGTTTGCAAATTCGATTCAAGAATTAAATAATATTTTTTCATGATTATTGCTAATTTCGATTTTGCAAGCGTTTTCTTTATTATTTTTAGTTACCTTTTCAAGAGTTTCAGGACTATGCTTGTATAATTTAGATTTTTCTCTAATGTGTTCTTTTCAAGAATCAGTTAACTTTTTATTTTTATTCGGAATCCCACCTTTAGTTGGATTCTGACAGATATTATATAAAGGTTTTAATTCATTGATATACTTTTCTTCTTGTTCTAATATTTCATTAAGTGTTGCGTTATTCATTACTTTAAGTATATCAACCTGAAAGTTTTCTATACCGTATTTTTCATATGCTTTTCATAATATTGGATTATCTAATCTACCTCCTCTATTAAGAAATAACATGAATTTGCCGCAATGCTCTTTAAATCGATCTTTAAAAGAACGAATAGTACTTCCTATATAAAAATTCCCATTAATCTTATTAGTAATCTTGTAAACACCTTTACTTTCTAGTAAGGTTTTATTTAAATTGTTAATATCAAAAAGTATTTCTCTTATCATAAATAATTATTTTTTAATTTATACAAAAAATAACACTTTTTGACATTTTAAACAAACCATCTGTACAAAAAATTATATATCTCGCTTTTCCACTATTATAGTGTACTCCTTTCGGATAGTCTGTGAACCTTTATCTTAAACAAAAAATTTAAGATACTTGGCTGCGGATTGTCACATAATTATCTATTTTTAAACATTCACACTTATTATTACTAATTATGTTGTAGTTAGATAACCTTCGCGAGTTTCCCGCAATTAACGAGATTTTAAAACACCAACGGTCACTTAGTGTTTGCTTGTTTAATAGTTGCGCCAACTTTAATCAGCTGTTCTGCTAACATAAGGAGTAATAATTGGCCATTAATCCTAATCTGCATAACTGTAAACGGACTATAACAAAAATTATGCTCATTTTGAAGGTTCGATTATGTTATCGTTAAGCTTTTTATCTTAACTTCTGCATATTTCTATTCTATGCAGTCCCGCGTACATTTTACTCCGTTCTGGAGAGAACCACTCTTGGAAACATTTTATTCTTCATTAGAAGTTTCAGTTTCTACGCTGTACGGTGCAGAAGAATCGTTACATTCTACTGTTACCTCGGTGTTATCGTTTCAGACGTTCACCGATTTTGGTTCATTCACATCATCCATTCCTGGATGAAGGGGCTGATTATAAAACTCAACCTGAGAGTCCGTTAAGAGCTAATTTTAGTGTTTCGTTCTTAATCTTATTTCCATTATGTTTAGCTTCAATTCGTTCGTTTTTAATTTGTGTATAAACTTCTAAGAATTCTTTACCTAAGTGAGGAGGATAAAATTCATGTTCAATTATCATACTAGGGTATAGTGCATACCCTTTATTTTTCGACTATATCTTAATTTTTATATCTAATTTGTTCTGAGTCTAATTCTATATAATGTCATTTATATCCTCTATACGATGCTTTTGTACCTTGACAACATCCCCGAATTGCCTGTAAATAAAAATCAGGATATTCTAGTAGAACATCTCCAATAACTTCGTAAATTTTTATTAACTTGTCATTTTTATCAAATTGTCCAATTCTATATTTACGATTAGCAAGAGCGCAATTTCTAGACATTTGTTTCTTAAGTTCAAGGTTAGTTCACGTTTCTTTACTCTTTGCTCCAATCTTCTCTCTTTCTTTAGGATCTTGAAAGCGTTTAATTTGAGCTTTCCGACATCGTTCACGAGTTTCCTCTGATACTAAACATCCTGTACTAGTATCTAGTCTCATATTATATCCAATATCTCTATCTAAAGTATTTAGTTTTTGAATTCAGAATAGTTCTCGATCCGCAAGTAATTTTAACTGCTGATTAACACTGTTATCATCGTATTTTTCAAATTCTAAATACTCTAAAACCTCATAAGTAAATGAATTTCTACCATATTTATGTCATGCTTGAATTAAATGATAGTTTTCATCTTTTGACTTATGATTTAATTGTGTAATATGTTGTTTTATTCTTTTATAAATATTAATAGATTTTCCAACATATATTTTATTATTTACTGTATTCTTAATACAATAAATTCCGCATTTAAATTTATCACTTATGTTTGCTTTCATATTATAAAATTTTTTGCAAACATAATAAAATAAATGGATATAACCAAATTAGATTTATAAAAATTCGCGGCGTTTCGAATAAAACTTTATAAGGTTTTATCCTACTCTCTTTCGAGATAGTCTGTGAACCTTGATCCTATAAGGACCCTTGGCTGCGGATTATAATACTTATTAAGTTTTTACTTTCCCATAAGCGTTATCTTATGTGCTACACTATATATTACTATTAGTTGCAGTATTAATAAGTTTAATTAAGTTCCCGCAATTAACCGCGTTTTATTTGCGCCACTATTAACGCAACATCACAATCAATTAATACCTCATCAGTATTAGGGATAATTTCTTCAGGCTTATTGACACTATGTATACCACCAACTCCTACACAATATTCTAAATTACCTAGTAAAAAATGTTTTTCATATCCTTTCCGACCTGGAGACACTGTTTGTTGTTTCATTTCTGTTAATAATAATTTAAGAACAGGTGTTTCAAACTTAATAAACGGAAGGATAACTTTGCTAAGATCAATACGATCACAAGGAGATCTTAAATCTTTAATTTGATTTCAAGTTTGTCCTGTTTTTTCAAGATACTTTTGAGTAATAATTTTCATTCCAATGTTCACTCCATCTTTATTTAGTACTTTTACTCCATATTCATCTTCAATAGCAATTCTTAAATCAATGTCCTTTTTACACCTATAAAGTAGTGCTTCAGTACTATTAACATCATTATCACAATAACTAACCATATTTGGAATTTCTGAAACGGGTAAATCAGAGCAAAAATCTCCATCATATTCTTGGACATTGTGATACTGCATAGTTACTTGCATTTCTTTTAATCCTACTCTTAGCTTTTGAGAATATAACATTGTTAATAGATCTAATGACTCAAAATAAACTTTATATTTTCACTTACTTCAGGATGTAAAATTTCCATCAGTAGATGTAATTATAAGACGATTTAAGTTATAAATTGATTGACAGATTTCTCTATATGTCTTATATTGCATGATTTGATGATAATCGATAATATAATTGATAATTGGGGTATCATAATGCAAAATATTATCAATTTGTTAACTTATTAGCATTTAACTAATAATTCTATATATTACTATATAGTTCAGACTATATCATCTTAATCTATAAAAGATTAAGTCGGGCGCTCGTGTTTCTATTATTGTTTGTACTACTCAAGAATTAGTCGTTGAACGTTCTACATACTTTTATGTACTTCTGTAGCTTCGCTGCTGATTGTCCCAGAGGGAGTTTCCAGCAATTCACCCGATTTTCTGTTACATAGTAACAGGGACATTTAGAAAATTTCAAATTTATCCGCACATTATTTTATCGACATTAAATTGTAGATCAGTAGTATAATTTTTGTTTCAAATACTCTTCTGGTCTTCTGTTTTAATTTGCCAAAAGAGATCTACAATTTTCATCAAATCATTACGTTTAGAAGAAATTTCTAAATGCGTTATTTCTTTTGTTTCAGTATTTTTAACAGAACAATGAAATACATTTGGAAACACCTCTATATCAAATATATATACTGTTTTATTTCTAATTAACATTGTACTTCATCGTATGTTATTTTAAATATATCAGGCTTACAAGGATAGAATTCACCTTTAGCTCCTCTAATAATGTAATCTCCTATAGAAGCTTTCATTATACCTTCTAAAGTTGGAATTCCTAGTTGATAATTATTTTCTTCTTGAGTATTATAATGTAAAAGATTAGTTCCTACAAAATTTTCAATTTCGCTAACGTTATTACCTGTATATTGAATAGCGTCTATTTCAATAGGTTTCTTTCTATATTTCTTTATCATATTTTTCTATTATACATATTTTGTTAAAATCATTTTCACTTATTCAAAACGTATACTCGTTTCAATTACAGTAGAATCCTTTAATGCGTTTATTTTCTAGATGTTGGATAGGTACCTTCTCAATATCTTTAAGATATGTATATTTGTCCATTGAAGTAGCATCTATTTCTGAAGTTAATATTTTGTATCGCATTCGGTAGAAAGTATTACAAAAGATGCATCATAATCTAACATTAAATCATGATGAATATCTGTTATATAAGACGAGATAATTGAAGAATAACTCGAAGAATCAGTAATAACTACCCCATTTAATATATCACTTGTGAATTCTATATTATTGATAGTTGTATATAAGATATATTTAAAGAAAATAGTTTTTTCTAAGTATGGAGCATTAATATCACTTATATTCATTTTATATAAATATCATTGCTGTTTGTTAGGTATATAAATATAATTATAAGGTTCTCTTCACTTAATAGTATCTCCAGAATAAAAATTTAGATCTTGTCCTCGGTCTGTATAAAATGCAGTACTACTAATATTTTTACCTAAACTACTTATATGCCCTTTATCTATTAGTTTTTGAACATCTTCTTCTTTTGTTCAAAATTTATTTAAAGTTTCTAAAGCAATATCTCCATCAAAATGACAATATATCCCTTTGTAATTTCTATTAGATAATTTAATTGTAAGTGTACAGTGCGTAGACATGATTTCTATAGTTTATGATAACTTTGAGAATATATTTTTTCATCTATTTTATGTTTCCACTCTTCATTGACAAAGTAACTAAGTGCCCCATATTGATCAAGTCAAGTATCATCATTAATAAGGCAACAATTATTATCAAATCCTTCTTTATCTATATAAGATTGTATTTCTGGTCATTCTACAATTACAAATTTAGATTTCATTTCCTTGAAGTTTAAGAATAATACGATCAATATTATCTTCTATTATTTTACATATCCGAATATCTACATTATTTATGTACATCCTACTTGTTCCTCATTTACGTTTAATTTGGCTATACGTAAAATTAGGATTTGTTATAAGAAGAATCTGAAATATTTTATCACAATAGTCTATAATTTCTTCGTTTAGAAAAACCAATCCTTCAAAACCTTCTTCTAAATGATCTTTATACTTCTCATTAAATTCATTACTCGTCATCTTTCGGAATTGTTAAATATTTGTCAATTGTATTAGGTAAATATTCTAAACCTAGTGAAATTAGTCGAAATACTTTTACTATTTCTTCATAACTAGTATCCCACGGTAATTCAAAAGTTGCGTTAATATTATTACTAATTACTTCAATTTTAATGTTTTTATTAGAAGTTTCCATAATATACTTGTAATGTTAATAATCCTAATTCTCTCCAAGCTTTAACTACCTTATCTCGATCATCAAAAACGCATAAAACATTATACTTATCTTTAATTACTTTATTATAAAGCTCTATTTTAATAATTTCATCTGGACGATAATCGCCTTCGTTACGCATAAATAAAGTAATAGGAAAGTCTATATATTTAGATAGCCATTCAAATGTATCAGTATAACATTGCTCTGTACCCTCTCTTCCACTAAAGAAGAATATATGTATGTTATTCTTAAAGTACGAGTTAATTAAGTTTAATAAATATTGTAATCTTGGATCACAACGATCCTCTTTAACTTTTGTTAAATCGTAAGGATTGCGATCTTTCATGATACTAAGTGTTCCATCTAAATCACAGATAATGCAATTTGGGAGATTAGAGTTTGGAGGTAGGATCTTTCTATTATCAGTACGTTTAGTTTCTTCTAAATATTTTTCTTTATAATATCTTTGATAAAAACATTTAAGTACTTTCTCTCCAACAGGTCTTTCTCGATTTCGATCTCTTTCTAACGCTTCTTTAAATGGAATATAAAACTCTCTATATTCAATACTACAATTTAATTCTGTTGCTAAATTGTTCCATTTTTTAATAGTTTTTGGATTAAGATTTGTAGCATCTATAATTACATTTAAATTATGTTGAATAGCAGATCGAATTTGAAATTCTTCAACAGAAGATATATAATCCTCCTGTTCGGGAACCCAATAATCTCCTCTAGATTCTCTAATAGAATCCCTAGAAACTATAACCCATTCTTTGTTATTTTTAATGAGTCCTCTAGCGCAGGTAGATTTTCCAGAAGCTAGATTTACGGAGGACCCTGTAATACTAATATCTTAGACATACAGGGCCCTCCTATTATTTAATTTATTTTGTTTCATTACTATAATTTAAAATTATGCAAATAGATGAAGTGATACTTAATTTATATAATTTTATTTAAACTTGATTTATATATTGGGTTTACTTCTTCTAAGAACATTTTAATTATGTCAGATTTTATATAATTCTGGTTAGTAACATTAACTCTATTTACTCGATATTCTTTAATAATTTGAATTGCTCATAAGCATTCCTGTACACATTCATTATCAGAAAGTATTCCTGATTTAACTAATTTTCGAAACGCTAAAAGATCTGGTTTAGAATATATATTTAAATATTCCTTAATTTTATTTGCTTTAGAAAGAATAGAACATACATAAGGAAGAAGACTTCCTGATTGCATTCTAATAAACCAATCATCTATTGTAAAATATCGAACAATATTTGATTGAATAGAAAATGACTTTAGAAAGTCTTCTTGTGATAGATCGCCAATAACTATATATTCGTATCCTTCTTTATATAAAGAATTAGCTATTCTATAAATATATTTAATCCTTTTTGACTCTTTCAGAATCTTCAATAATTTTTTGTTCATAGCCTAATACTTGTTCATACCCAGGTGCATCCAAATCTATTCCAGATAAATCAGATTTAGGCAAAAATTGATTTAGATAGTTTATATCATAATTAAAATAGATTCCGTATAATTTCTTTTGATAAACATACTGTTCTTCAAAAGTAAGTTTTCGGACACAATATTTTTTATAGGGAGTATCAATAAAAAACTTAATTTTTCCTGTTGTAACTAAGCTTGGAGAATAACTGCAGGTTATAGCAGAAATAACATAATCAGAATCACTGCAATATTCATTAATTGGGTTTACAAAAGTGTATGGTTTAAATTTATCTTCTTCTTTCTCATATTCCCAAATTAATTTAATATCTATATCGTTGATATTATATACTAAAATATTAGAGCATACATACTTAGGCTCAGTATTAATTAAAATATTAAATAACTTCCAAATACGATCGTCCATTATAGGAAGTTCAACTTTATCCTTTATTTCCATATAATTATTGATTTGATTCAATATCAATTTCCCCTCTATCTAACATTTTAGATTCTTTTTCAAGGAAATTAATTGATTTAAGTTTATATACATCTATACCATTTACTTCTCGACGAAGTACAATACCTTCTTCAGGAACATTATTATTACATAATACAGATCTTTGTTCAAGATACATGTTTCTTAGATTAGTTAAAAATTCCTCATGCCAATGTTCATTAATATTTAAATTAGGAAAGAGGTTTTCTGCTCTACCATAATAGAGTTCCTTAACTGAATGCAAACTGTATTTTTTACAAAATTCTTTAACTTGTTGTGTTGAAAATTCAAATACTTTTCCATCAACATTTGTATAAGTTATTCGATAAACAATAATATCAAACAATCTTGCATGATACATTTGTTTAGGGGTCATTTTTTGATAATCAAACGATTTAGGATTATATACACATTTATAATCGTAGTCTTTTTGAATCATTTGTCCCTTAGGCATATATCCAACGATTTCTGCATATACGGTTAATCCTTTTTGTAAATACTCTTCGATTACATTAAACGCAATATTCCATATATCACAATCATAATACCCTTTTGTTAAATTAGGGTTTAATTTGCAATCCTTAATAACTTTACGAGATGAACAAAATTTGTAGCAATGTTCTTCTGGAAAGATTGGATATTTAAATAATGTTTTAGATATCTTATTAAGGACTTTCTTATAAAAGGAGAGATCGGTTTTAGTTAATAAATTACAAAAGATTCTGCTAGTTCCATGTTCCTTCCATGATATTTGAATAATATCTTCTAGATTAATATTAGTAATTGCTTTTTGTAATTGAACAGTATCCACATGAAATCGAAATTGATTTTCAACTATATTGAGTACCTTTTTAGGTTGTTTAACACCTAATTTTGAATTAGAAATATTAGTTTTAATAACATATTTCCAAACAAATAGTTCATCATTAATTGTGTCAAATTCTGTTCCAATAGGATAATCAAAACTAACATTATCGTTTATATAAGAAATTAAGGAATTTATAGGCATAATAAAACCTTCAGAAGCAATCCCCCTGAGTTTAATACATTTAACTCTTCCCGATTCTTCAAAAAATCCAGATTGTTCAGGATTTTGGTTCAATTCCTTCTTCCTATATAAATTATGATATTTTAAAAATTTTGGATTAATTACGCATTCAACGGGAAAATATATATATATATTCCTTCAACGCTATCAATTCCTGTAGAAATTATATATCCTTCTACTGTACATAATTTTAGTTTATCTGCATTAGGATGCGGATGAAATGTATCAACTTGTACAATTCGAGCTAAATAATTAATGTTAGCATTTTTACTTATTGTTAGTTTCATTTTTATATAATTTATAATATCTAGCTGTTTCTTGAAGTATTAACATAGCTTGCTCTAGTCCAGCATTACTACTTAATATAATATCATATTTTGCAGGAGAACTTATGCAGAAGCTATCAAATACTTCTAAATAATTTTTATATAAAGTATATTTGTTAGGTTCTTTAGAATTTACTATAATTTTAGCACCTAATTCCTGAGCGTTTTTAATAATCATTATAGCATCATTAATAGAATGTTTAGTTTCATTTGATTTTAAATCAAGATCAACTAATATACTTATACTACCTTTATCCTTCCAAATATTAAATAATTGTTGTATATAATACTTAAATGTATTATTATATGATGATAATATTAATCCTACATCCATATTTGTTGTCCTAATATAATATCTCCTTCTACTTGGGTTAATTGTCGATAATAATATTCGTAGGCTATATCATAAATATCTTTGTATTTAGAATTTATGCCTTTTGAAGTTAACCAATCTGGAGATTGATAATTATTCATATATTCTGCAGTCAATGCTGAAGCTTTTTTAATGATGTCCATATAATAATTGTTTTGTAAAAATTGTTTTCAATTCATCATAAGATATAGGTGTAAAATTGTTATTATCTACTCCTACATCATAACTTGGTAAAGCCCTATGTTGAATATAATCGTAATCAGCCTGGTTTTGACTATAAGGACTTGTATGACTATGTCCAAAACAATGTACTGCTCCATTCCATTGTCCTGGCCAAGTTGTTAAACAATAATGACATAATATTAATGTACTATAATCCTCCAATTCATTATCATAAATTGCAACTTGAGCTATATCACAAACTGATTCAAAACCTTCATAATAAATTTCATTTTCTCGATCATGATTACCCTGAATTAGATATTTAGTTCCATTTAATTTGCTACAAAAACTTTTCCAAGTTTTTTTATCACCAAAACAGAAATCTCCAAGATGAAACACAATATCATTAGGAGCAACAACTTTGTTCCAATTTGATACTAAAGCGTTATTCATATCAGAAGATGATTCAAATGGACGATTACAGTATTTGATTATATTTCCATGTTTAAAATAGCTAATGAGTGTCGCTGGTAAAAAATACCTTGCGACACTCTAAATCCTCCTTTTTAAATGTGATTTTTTGCATACATAAAAATTTATTAAAATTAGCATGTAAATTTTTACTAAAATATTATATGATAAACTATATTATTTTCACTATTTAATTAAAATTTGCACACTAATTTTATCAGATAACATAGTTAAGAATTATATAGTTGTTGAATTTCTTCAGAATTTAGCTCAAAATATCTTCCATTTACAGGATCATTATACATATCTTTATTTAGTACAATAAGTGCGTAAAGTTCTCTTATATTACAATCTTCAGGATTTGCATCATTTATATACCAATGTAAAGTATTTCTTCTATCTTCATCGAACTTTGATTCAAATAAATCGTAGAAAGCACTTACTATAGGTTTATAAAGATCAGAATTATATATATTTATTCCTTCTCGGTATAGTTCGGAACATTTATTTAAATATTGCTGAAAATTTTCAACAATATTTTTGAATTCAGTAAAAGTCATTATTTCAATATTGTTTTATAACGTTCTAATTTTTGCTGGAGAAATTGTGGAGTAAAATCTTTAGCGTAAATTCAAACATGATTTTTAGCAGATATAGAACTTCCTGTAGCAGCCTTTCCGATATTAGAACTACTACATTTAAAAAATCTTGCAGCTTCAGTAGCACTAGAAAACTCATATTGTTTATTTCCTTCTATATCAAATCCATATATAATTTTATCGTTAGATATAATTGTTACAGGTTTATTAAGTTTAGCAAAATATCCATCATAATATGTGTCTTTATAAACAAAAATAAAACCATGGACTCTATTGTGTCTACCTCGACAGCAATTTGTAATCATTGAAGCTGAAATATTTAGTTCCCTTTGTATTTCTCTAGCTGAAGGTCATTCTTTAATAAAATTAAAATCAAGATCAAATTGAAGAATTTTCCTTCCTGCGGAATTTTTTCGACCATAATTTCAGTGTTTTTCTCCTTTTCTATTTTCAGAAAACTTCTTTTTATTTTCTTCAGTATGTGCGTATCCAGAAATTCCGTCTCCTCCTTCAGTTAAATTATATCCATATTTTGAATTTGATGATTGAAAATAAGCAATATATTCTCTCTCTTTCAGATTAACTATATCGTTAAGAATTTTTTTATTTTCTTTAGTTTCTTCTCTAATTTCAGTTTGAAACAATACGTACTTATCGAAATTATCTCAACCGTATTTTAAAATAGCTTTGTAAAAATAGTTTTGAATTTTAGTACAATTGACTGAATGTTCTATTAAACGTTCCTTATAGGATCGTCTTACTGTTTCTCCAATATACTTTTTGTTATTAATTTTATTAACAATAAGATATACTGTTCCAATAATAAATCCCTTATCTGGGACAATCGGATCTAATATAGGATTAAATGGAATATCGGGAACAATTTCTGATAATTTTGACTTAGCTTTACTTCTACGTTCTTCAAAGTAACATTGACGACAACCTAAACGAGAATCGATAAAATTTCTTGCAATAATACTAAAACATCCATGTGTTTTACATATAACATTAATTCTTGTTGTTTCTAATCTAAATCTTTCGGGTAATTCTTTAAATGTAAAACGATCTTTAAATTTTTCTTGAGCTCTTTTAATAAATTCTTCTTTAGTCATAAACTTTAAAATTATATTGTTTATGCAAAGATATAAGTTTTATTCTAAATTTCAAAAACATTTTAGAGTTCAATATCGTATCGAAAACACTTAAATACAGGTTGAGTTGGAACTCCATCGGGTGAGTAGTTAAAATATTTACATTCTCCTACTTGCCCTTTATATTTTTCTTCAAAATTTTCTGTATACTCTACCTTTAATTCTCGATTTCCTATAGGTTTAGCTTCAAACGTTTTACCGTTTTTTAATTTAAGAACAAAAACCATATCATCATATTTACGAAGACCTTGAATGATATCAATAACTTCAAAACATTCATCTTTATAGTCCTTTATCTTGATCATACGGTTATCTCTTTTATTAAAGCCATATTCCTTTTCAGGATTTCTAATTACACAGCCTTCAAAACCTTCCTTAACAAATTTATCATGAAGTTTCTTTATATTGCTTCAAGAGCTAACAGGAATATGTTCAACAATTACTATTTTATCAGATCCATCAACAGCAATTTTTAATTCATCAAGCATTATTAATCGATCTTTAAACACTACTTCTGGAATAGCTAAATCATAAATTCAATACTTTAATTCGGAATGTTTTTCATCAAGAGTTTGTAGTCTACATAATCCAGAAATATAAGGTAGAGATCTGCCATGAATATATAATTCCCCATCCAACATTACTGTAGGATTTTCCTTAAAATACGCAATTAATTTTGGATCAGAAATAATATGCGTAGCAGCAATATCATAATTATTTCCTCCTCTAGACGCAGTATGTATTTCGCCTTCAGAATAATACATAAGACATCTAACTCCATCTAATTTACGAGATCCAAAAAAGTCATGTTCGAAAACAGATATTGCGCAATCATCTGCTGATTTTGCTAACATAGGTTTACGTATTCCATTTGTATCAGTAACTTCTAATGGCAATAATTTATCTACATCACAATTTTCTAAACCGTTAACTCCAAAATCAGCTAGATTCTTATACCCTTTATCAAGATACTTCTTAATATGACTATTATATGTTAATTTAGCTTGTTCAGTAACAGTTCTTCCTGCTTTCCCACGATCTATATTTATTATCGGTTGTTCTGTAATTTTTCCTCCCATTTGACTTGTTTTTCTAACTAAAGCAAATCCATGTAGAGCGTCTTCTCACTCACAACTAATATCTACAATTCTAATTTTACCTCTACTATCACGTGTGATTAATATATCGTGCATAATATTTATTTAATTAACATACCTATATCTTTACGAGTTCTTGAAAGAGCTACATATTGCAATTGACGAAGTAGTTCATAATTATGACAAGTTAAAATATTATCCATATCAACTAGTACAGTATTTAGATTTGAGCCTTGACTTTTGTGTACAGACATACAATATGCATAATCTAAGCTTTTTCGTCTAATTATTCTTCCTTGATAAGTTAGGTCAACAGGAGTTAAAAACGAACTCATTAAATTAAAATACTCTCTTCAAATTTTGTTAGCTTGTAGTTTTGATTTAGTTTGAATTGCTGATAGGCGAATACTTTCGATCATAACCGACAGACCTTTTAACTTATCATCAGAAAGATCTCTCGATAAAATAAATATATCAAAACATTCATTAAAATCTAATGAATACAGATTTAATAAATATCCAGGATAATTATCTAATCCAACATAGCGATGACATTTAGTGATCTGTTTAATAACGTATTCAGAAGAGTTAATAATAGTATTTTTTAGAAAATTCGCTTTTCCATATTCTGAGTTATCATATCCAACCAAAATTTCTCCAATATGGTATTCTTCCTTATCATTAAATAATGAATCTCTAATAACTTTATTAAAAGCCTCTATTCGTCGATTAGTAAAAGCTAATAGTTTGATTAAAGTTGGATCTTGGGTTTCTATTACTTTTTTAAATAGAGGAATATATTCTGATATAAACTTTCTTCAATTATTATAGCACTTAAGAGTTCCATTATTTGAAGTAATATTATAAAATCTATTTTTAGGCTTATCTCTTAATTCTGTAATAATTTCTAATAATGGATTATCTTCTTGTTGGCGATAAACTTTATTTAGATGAAAATCGTTTGTAGTCTGAAAAGATTTTGATAGAGTATTTGATTTAACAGGATATAATTGTTTTTCATCTCCCTGTCATAAAACTTTACAATTTCGATCTTTAGCTCTTTCTATTATATAATCAAACAATGTATCATTAATCATACTACATTCATCAACAATTAATACTCCATTTGTTGGAATACTATTATCGATAGTATTTGATACAAATTTAAGATCTTTATAATCTAATTCCATTATATCTACATTTGGACGTAATTGTAGCAACTGATGTATTGTTGTAACATCACGTTCTGTATAATTAGCTAATACTCCCTTAGCTTTATGCGTAGGTGTAGCTAAAACATATGGAATTTGATTTATTTCTAAGAACCTTGTAATTAATTTACATATTGAACTTTTTCCCGAACCCGCTGCACCAGAAATAGATAGAGTTATTCATTCTTTGTTTATTAAAATAGAAAAAACTTGAAGAAGAACATCTTTTTGTTCCTCTCCAAGTTTAAAATCTAAATATTTGTTTTGTAAAGTTTCTATTAACTCTTCTAAATTCATTATTTTCCAGTTGATCCAAAACCACCTTCTCCTCGTTCAGTTTGAGAAAGTTCTTCTACCTCTTTAAATTCGACTTTGGGATAGGGAAGAATCATAATTTGTCCTACTTTATCTCCAATCTCATAACAAGCAAAATCAGCTTTTATCCATTGAATTGGAGGTATATTGTTATCACTAACTATAAAGTTTCTTCCTGGCTGAGGATTGATAATTCTTCGATAACGTAGCTTAATTTCTCCTCTATAACCAGAGTCTATTATTCCAACGCTGTTACAAAGCTGTAAATCATACTTAGAGTTGCTAGAACGTGGAAATACATACCCAACATAACCTTCAGGGATTTCAATAGCTAATCCAGTACCATATTCAATATAATATTCATTACTATAATCAACAGAAGTAGCTACTAAATCCATTCCAGCATCTCCATATTTTGAATATTTAGGTATAACAGCGTTTTTGTCAAGTTTTTTAATTTTAATCTCCATATTTGATGTTAGTTTCATATATATAAGCTGCTGATAAAATAGGTTCTAATTTACCACAATAAGGATGATCTAAAAATTCATCTTGATGCTCTAAAAAAGATTCTACAGCAGCTTGAGCATCTTTTGCATTTAAAGTCATAGTTAAACATCCTTTAATTGGAATACTTAACGTAAACTGTTTTATTTTTAAATCAGACATATATCATATATAAACAATTATCAATATTATAATTTAAATAAGCTGAATTATTTATTACTTCCCCAAAATTTATATGTAATATCAATTAGATTATTATCTTTAACTAAAAACATTTTTTGATTGGTATTTGGATTATCTAAAGGCCCTTTATTAGGAACATATGGACCGAGTTTTATATAGTTGAAATTGTTTATATTGATTTCAGGATTAAGTTCTTGTTTTCCACTATATCAAGCCGTCTTCAAAGAAAGATCGCTCTGTTTAATAACTTCTGCACACAAATTAATATAACTTGGATTTTGATCTCCTCCCATAAACACAACACATGTAATTCCAGAATTACTTGTAATCAATTTAAAAAGATTATCGAAAGATAATTCAGTTCCAATATCGTTAGCAAGATAAGAGCTATGACAATTTTCACAATGATTTGGACATCCTGAAATATTAATTGCTAGTGCGATCTCATCAGGAATTTCTCTAAAAACAACCTGAGTATCTACATATTTAACCATTTTCTATATTTTTAGAATAAACTCTAGTCTTTTGTTCTATTTGTCTTCCAGAAGATCAGTTTTTTATTTTAGTTAAGTATCCAATAATTCTATCTCATAGAGATATATTTGTTGATCCACACTTTGGGCATTTTGTAATCGCTATCCTTGAAATAAAACCACACTTTTCACATTCAGAGTTAGGTATATTAAAGGTAAAGTATTGACAACCTACTTCAGCAGCATATTTCAAAAGTTTTTCATATTGTTTAGCTGAAAGGTGTTCCTCTAAATTTATATGTGCTGCACTACCTCCATCTAGATATTCTCCTATATATTCTGCTCCATGAAGTTTTATTCTCCCTAATACGCTAAGTTTTTTATCATTCGGTTTAAAAATATAACTAGCATATAAGTTAGTATCGGTTGGAACTCAATATCCATCTTCTTTATCTCAATTGTAGTTTTTAATTGCCAAACTTTCTGCAGGAACGCATTCTGTATTATATGTTTCAGTTTTGGTTTTATGTAAAATATTCTGTTCTTTAATAATACTAAATATAAACTGACAAAACTCTTTATAATCTAAATTATCATTACAAGAAATACCTAAAAATTCAGCAGCTTGGTTTAAACCGTTGATTCCAATCGTTAAATACTGTTTATCCAAATTAATAAATCCTGCTTTATAGACAGGCAATAGATTAGCGTCGAACATATCGTGTAACAATGCGTTATATGCTGTATGATATTTATAAACTCTACTAAGAATATTAATCAAGTATTCTTTCATTTCTTCTTTTCATACAGTTCTTTCACTAGGATTGTGTTCTTTACATTTATCTTGTATAATTCGATTAAGATTTAATGTAATAACACTTTTACTTCCAGTTTGAACTCCCATATTGCCATTAGTAAAATTAAATTCTTTTGTTTGAACCATGTTTTTCAAACGACAGTTATGCGTTATCAGCCCAGATGGTAATGTAAAATAAGGCTCTTTTTGATTTTTACATTCAATACAATATACCTCATCATTATAATCTACTTTTTCGATAGATTTAATTTTAAAGTAAATTCCATTATTATATTTTATTCAAGATTGATCTTTATCCTTATTTTGACGATGATTAGCGGGTTCATATCATCTTATACAATATAAAGGATAATTTCGATTATATTCTTTATCTCTAATTATAACTTTTTCATCAGTTCTATCAGAGGTATTTATTATAGACTGCATACCCAATGAAGTAATTAATACTTCCATTTGCTCGGCAAGTTTGGAAGAAGTTGTGTAGCATCTATTAGAATTTCCGCCATCAGTATTATATCATCCAGCTAATATACCTTTTCTGAATTCAATAGGTTGTAATAGACAATCTAAGTTTAGTTCTTTATTATGAGCATACGTACCTCGATTCCAATTAGTTCACTTAATAATGAAGGCAACTAACTCTTTACTAGATACTCGAATTGGCAATACATTATTATATACAGTACTAGTTTTAACTTCAGCATCTAATCCCATATAACTTAATGCTTTTTCAAATTGACTAATACACTCCTGCCCTTTTATTTCGTTTTGTGATATATTAACATCATATATAGTTCCATTAATAGCAGAACCAAAACTGCCATCGCCTAAAAATGCGCCAATTATAAATCCTTGTTCAAAACTTAGATGTTCATCATTTTCTGGAACAGCATTTAGTGGTATTGTATTAAACATCAAATAGTCTTCAGTTATCAATTGTGCAGTAGTTTTTTCTCCAGACAATGTAACATTTATATGATTATCTGTCATTAAAAATTCCTTATTGTTATATGTAGTTATTTTATACATATTCCGATTAGGAAGTTTAATGCTTTTACCATTTACCCATGATCCATTATGAAATATTTTTAAATTTTTCTTATATGGATCTCACTTAGTATTATGTAATTCTTCTAATGTAGTTAATTTAACTCCACTAGTGCTAGATTTCCACAATACTTTAGTATCTTTACTAAAACAGCAAGATGAGAGACTATCAACACTATCACTAATATAAGTAAAAAACGAATGACCTCTAGCATATTCTTCAGCTACAAACTTCGCTGATTCTGGGTCAATAAATTTACCATCTTTATAAACAAGCGCAAACGATTCAACAGGGAACGTGATTATAGTTTTTAATCTTTCTGCATTAAATCATGTCATAAATTCTTGTTGTAATCAACTTAAAGAACTTCATTCTGGTTTAGTCCCATCAGGAAAACAAAAATCTCCAAACATTCCCTCAAAAAACGGTTTATCAAAGTATGAAAAGTTAACAACAATTTTAATTCCAAGATAGTCGCTAATTATCTTGCGTTCTCTTATGAACTGCTATATATTACTATATAGATTAGACTATATCATCACTATTTAAAGTGTCTCCTACTTCCATCTGCTTAGATGTACTCTCATTTGAGATAGTCGTTGAACCCGTATTTATAATACTCGGCTGCTGATTGTCCATTTCTGGAGTTTCCAGCAATTCAGGAGATTTTTGCAGCGCCTGTAACTTTTCTTCTTTTCTTTGATAACCATGTATTTTGTAAAAATGACAATCTTTACAATAGGTAATAAGATTATTTAAATTAGTAAATTCTTTATCTTGTAATGCTATTTTATATAACTGATCTTGATCATTAATCAAATCTAAATCTTTATGTTCATTTAAAATTCTATGAAAAATATCTCTAAAATGTTTTATATGATGAACGTGTAAATCTTTTTTACTTCCACACAACTGACACCTATATCTATCACGATACAATACTTTTGGAACTTGTTGTACATAAAAAGCTTCTCTAAGTCTGTAATGTAATCCAGTAATTCCTCCTTGTCAATTAGGATGATTTTCTCCAATTCGTAATCCTATTTTAGATTCTGAATTATTTCTAACTGGAATTTTAAACTCGTGAAGAATTCTATCTATTACATCTGGATCACAATTGTATTTTTCTCCAAGATCTTTTTTACTTAACTTTTGATTAATATATAAATCATAAACTAAATCTTTATCCCTAAGATCTTGTGGAAATTCTTTTTGATTATACATTCATTGAGATTCAGAATAATTTCTTCGCTTAATCCCGCAATGATCTAGGTGAGTCAAAACAGTATTATGAGTAATTCCAAAATATCTTGCGATATCAGTTGAAGATTTACCAGAATTGTACATTTTAATGATTTCTTCATCGTTAGATGAATCATACTGTTTATAAATTTTTGGATCAGCTAATATATTTAAATTATATTTTTTCAAGTATCTATAAACACTTGTCTCAGAACAATTTAATTGTTTAGCGATTTTTTCTACAGATAATTTTTGATTTACTAAATTTTCTAATTCTTTTTTATCTATTGTAAATTTATTTTTAAGTATTTTAAATTCAGCAAGAAGAGATTTTAATCCCGCTTCTGATAAACCACATTCCGCCGCTATTTCTTTTCGTGGACGATCAAAAATAACATATTGTTCTATAAGTCATTCTTTTGATTTGTTAAATTTTCTTTTCTTTGCCATATAAACTTTATTTTAAAATTATATACAAAGATAAGTAAAATATTTAAAACATCCAGAAGAAAATTAAGAAAAGCAATAAAATTTTATATTGACGCTGCTTGCATTCCTCTTGCAGCGGCAGGCTGATTGATTGAGTATATTACTTGCTGAAAATACTGATGAATTTGATTTCTAATTGTTTTATTTCTTAAACTATTGCAGGTAATAATGGTATCTGGAGTAGTATAATAGTTTTTACCTCATTCTTTTTTGGCAAAATAATCAAAATACAATAAAAATTCTGAAGTTGCAACAGCTCCAGCAAATTGAGCAGCAGTAGCAAAAATTAAATTAATGTACATTCCACAAAATGAATCAAGATTCTTTGGATATGCAGATAGTCCACCGATTTTTTTAATCCCTTCATTTAAAAAAGGATACATAGTTATACTACAACAGTATGGTGCTATTGCTCCTGCAAATCCTGATTCATCATGTTTATATATAATATGATTAGATAGATCTTTAGTATAGTTTTTGCAATCAAATTCTGGATATAATTCCTTTAACTTTTTTTCAATCATTGCTCGACTAATAAGAATATTATCTGATTTATGTATTTCAGCGTTTAATATTCCTATATTTTTGCCACTTACGTTAGAATTGTCATCAATTGTTGCATTAGCTGTATTAGAAGATTGCTTATATCTTTCAATGAATTCTTCTTTTTTACTTACTCAATCTCGAATATTTTTATGTTTTTCTCTATATAAAATGAATGCTTTTGCTGCGCTAGGACATATAGACATCAATCAATTTTCAATTCGATCTTGAATAACTTCAACAGTATCTCCATTATCAACTGTAATATATTTTGAGGGTTGATTGATCTCAGTATTACATCCAGAAGCTTTTAGTGCAGATAAGATAGCTTTATCGATTTTTGAAGAATCAAACTCTTGTTTAGTACCGTTTCGTTTAATAATAAACATTATAATTCAAATAAAGAGTTAATAAGCAGTGTTTTTTCAAACTTATTGATTATATCTTTTTTATCGTCCTTAATGATTTCTGTAAATGCATTATAGAAATTGAATACAGTTGAATCTTCATTGCCAACATAATATTTAGAAGAAGAATCGAAGTAAACTCCATTATAAGCATCTATAACTGTAGATGGAGAAAGTTTAACTTTTCCTCCAGTTCCAGTATATTCTTCTAAAACACATTTTTCAATTCAATTACCTAATCTATTGTGTCGTTCTTCTATATCACTAGAAAGAACTGTATTTTTCATTTTCTTAATTGTTGCTTCAAAATGAGATACTTTCTCCATTAAAGCAGTAATATGATATACAAAATTTTCTCCTGGTTTAATTTCGTTTACTTCCATTCAGGATGGATCAAAAACACATAAATTTGTACATGCGCGATTTAACATTCCACGATATACTTTATAAACAGGAGTACGTACATCTAAACCGTATACTAAACCATATACTTCATCATGATTTTCAATACAATATTTTTCTGGTAATATTGCTTGAATTCATACTCTATTATATGTTACATCGTCCGATTCAGCAGTTGTTGTAATCTGAGTAGGAAGTTTAACTTGAACAGTAAAATTGTCTGTAAATTTAGACATTTGATCCAAAAACGGAGAAACATAATCAGAAGTCGGAAGATATTCTTTATTTTTAATAATAGTAGCTTTACCTTCTAGTAGTTTCTCAAGGGTAATTTCCATTTAAATACATTGGTTTTATTAAGTTAATAGCTCTTAATACTGGTTGCTTAAGACCTCTCTTTTTATTGATTAATTGATTTGATTTTAAATCTAGCGAATAATCATTGAAACCAGTTAATTGATAATTATATTCATCTAGAGCTGCATTTATCATGTAAGCTTCTAAAACTCTAGATTCATTTTCTGTTAAATTATCATTAACTGTACATATAATTAATCTTCCAGGATATTTTTCAGTAAATGCTTTAATAAAATCTTTTTTATGTCCTGTTGGGCGACTACATCAGGGTCGAGATGGTTTATCAGAAGTAAATAATCCACTGCCTATATAAACTAATTGATATTTTAAGGTTCATCAACAAAACCGTTGAGAAACTTTATTTCATGAATCTAAGTATAAATAAACAGTACTATCTCTTAAGGAATCCTCTCTAAATTGGAATATTGTATCGACATTCACCTGTTTTATTTGATAATCAATTGTATAATTGAAGTTATTTTTCTTTAAAATAGTAGAAAATAATTTTATATCCATAAAAAGAAAAGGGAGATACAACTAGTATATCTCCCTTTTAAAGGTATTGAATCAGTTATTTATTAACTATATGTTAGAAAGAAGAAGCTTCTGTTCCAAATACAACATATGTGCCTTTCTTTGCAGAAGTCGAAGGTGCATACTTCAACTCAAATGCAATATCCTTACCGTCCTTAACCTCATAAACGATCTGAGCATACATATCTTCACGATACTTAACCATCAACTCTTTAGCAAGCTTCTCTGCATCAGACTTCTTTGAAGCAGTTCCTACTACTTCATCGTTTCGAGTCAGACAAATCTTAATAACTCGTTGTGTCTTACGTTTTCCTTCAACAACATTATTAACAAACTTATAAGGACGTTCACGAGTATCCTTAGAACCAGGAGCTACTGCAATAACGAGGCCAGCGCCAGCAAGGCCAGCAAGACCGTTCTTACTTAGAGCTTCTGTACAAAATACCTCCAAATTCTTTCCTTCAATAGGACACTTAGCATTCTTCCAAGATTGAGTTACATTTTTTACAATTTTCAAACCATTCTCTTCTGCTAAATTCTTTGCTTCTTCCAAACTGTAAGCGTTTACTGTAAACTTTTTCATAATTTTAAAAAATTTTAAATATTAAACATTAATTCTTATTATCTCTTTTTGTTAGTGGTACAAAGATACTATTGATAATATTAAAATACAAATAGAAAAATAAAAAAAATTACATTTAATTTTTATTCTTTGATTTGGATTTTATACAAATTCAACAATTTCCTCGTAACCATAAATCTCGTAATATGCAACCATTTTTAATAACTTTGTTAATTCTTCAAACCCTTGTTTTACAAGCCGATTTGGGATATTATAACAATGAGATCGAAACTCTCCAAATGTTTCAACAACAATAATATTAGATAGAAATTTATAACTGGAATCAATATTATATGTATTAACACAATATTGTTTTAACATTCATAAATACATTGCAATTTGTCTAGCATAGTGATAATGAACAAAACTACCATATTCTTTCATAAAGAAAGGAAAAGGTTTAGAAGTAGTTTTTAAATCATTTAAAACTATTGTTTTTGTATCGTGATTAAATGTCCAATTATCTGCTTTCATTTTTAAACGCAATACGATCTCCTTATCTTTATAGGTTACAATAATATCTAAAAATATAGAATCTTCGTTATATGTTTCTACTTCTAAATAGAATTCATTATTAGGTTTAACTACTTCTACTACTTTTTTATTCGAGTATAGTGAAGATAAACATGCTTTACAAACTTCAGTATCCTTATCAGATAGTACTACATCGTTTGACTGAATATATTTAGAGTTTATATAATATTCTAAACCTTTTTTAATAATACTTCTAATTCTGTTTAGAGTTAGACTATTTACGTAGTATTTAACATCCTTACAAGCTAAATGAATTGAATCTCAAACTGTTTCATTATTAGATCTATGATATCGAATTCTGTCAATTACCTCGCCAAGTTTTGCTGTAGGCTTGTGTAGGTTCTCACATAATCTAAATGATTCACTTTGTAAAAATAATTCATGAATAGCACTTCCTAAACGCAACGATGCAGTATCTTCAGATTTTAGTCCGTTTTTATAACTTTCAGGAGTTCCTCCCTGATCAGGATTAATTAATTTAAGCTTAGAATTACTTATGAAATTTCTATAATTAGGTCCAAAATACTCCTCGTCTGATATATCGAGGTGATATGCTGAAGATATAATAGGTTTAATGTTAAAAGAAGATAGAGATATCTTTTTCAATTATTTTATTGTAAGATTTAAATCATATATTCTATGATGTCCAACATCATAGTATCTATTATGAGGAGCATCCATTAAGTAACAAAAAATCCCATTACTAAGACATTCCTTAAATGTTTCAGCTTTATCGTCAATCATAATATCTACTTTGAGTTCTTTTAATGTATCGATTTTAGATACATTCCAAGGTAAAGTGTATATTTTTGCTTTAGGTAAATTATTACGCTGAATAGCTTCTTGAGTCCATTCAATAGGAATTGATCGAGCAGTTACGTAATAATCTACTTCAAATGTTGGACGATTTATAATAGGCATATTAATCCAAAAATCCTTATCTTCCTTAAGTGTTTTTAAGTTTTCTGACATATTATAATCTCCATTCCAATAATCTGAAATATTAACTCCAAAGCGTTTAGTATATGATCCTAAGAAATCGAATACACAATCATCTAGATCTAAGGCAACACATGGTTTAACTACTGGTGCAATTATTCTATCATCACCCTGAGGATAAATATGATAAAATTCACAAAGAATAAGCGCATTAGTTGCAACTTCTGCAATATGTAGTAACTTTTCGTTAATATCTACATAATCCTTTCCTAATTCAAACTCATTTAAATGCTTTTTAAGAGAAGATAATACTTCTGTCCAACTCATTCCGTACTTCCATTGATTTTTATTATATTTACTTAATTTATGAGTAAGTATTTTAGAAATTTCTTTAATACCATGAGTTGGAACTAAATCGTATCTAATATCCATGTTATTCTATAGGTTTATATTCTCCGTTTTCATCACATTCACATTCGTCTATCCAATACCAATTATCATCAATTTTTATCATTTCTTCATTATCAATAAAAAACCAATCGTCACCTATATTTGCAAAACTATCAAACGCTGCATCAACACAGTCTTGATCAACATAGTCGTATGTGTCAAAAGATCTATCATAAAAAACTTTTACTGCAGTATCTATTGCAATATAAGAATCTTGATATTCACTATAAGTAGCACAATTATCACACAAATAATCATCTAAATAATCTGATCACATACCTTCGTCAGATAGTATATGAGTTCCGCAACAACAACAGGCGTTATAAGAGGTATAACTTCCATCAGAATCTGATAAAAACCTAATACAATCTTTTAAATTATCATTATAAACATTACTTAAATAAGAATGACCTTCTAAGCGATAAAAATAACGAAAAGAATCTAAGTATGGAAATCAATCATAATCTGATTTTACGGGTATTTTCAATTCAGAATACTCATGTTGCCATGTTTTCTCATCATCTAAATATTTAAAAAAACAATCTTCTTCATCACTAAGTAAACTATTATCATATCTTATTCTTCATTTATTCTTTTTGGCATATTGAATAAATTTAGAATAAATTTCATCTGCAGAATAATAAACTCTATCCATATAAACATTATTGTCTATAGTTCATAGTAGAGCTCTTCCAACTAATCGATTGTATTTAGTTAAAATCAACATAGAACAATATGGATTACTAGTATATATTTCAAACCAATCTTGATTGTCTATGTGACGCATACAACTATTACTTAATGTACCTCCTCATGATCTATTATAATGAGTTTCATTATATCAATACGCAATATCTTTTCCTGTTACAATATTTCATTTATAATCTGCACCTAATACAATTGCTTTTAAGTGATTATTAAATACCTCATAACTATGATCTGTATATTGCTTAATAAGTATTTTATGTAAAACTCTAGATATTTTCCCAGATATTCAGTTCTTTTTAGTTAAATTGCCATTCGAATAAACTAAATTTTTACCTTTAGGTAAAAAACTTAACATAAATGCATTAGGATCAAAATCTAGATAACATGCATAATCGGTAATTCTACTAGCTAATTCTGCTTTACCTCACATTTCCGAAATAGATGAAAATGTTTTAATAGTTAGTAATTCAGTAGCTATTTCATCATCAAATCATTCTGTGATTTGTGATAAATAAGAAGCAAGTGTATCTGAAATAAAATTTAATGGTTTTTGAACAGATTGATTATTCATATTAAAAGATTATAAATAGTCCGCGTTAAAAAGGTCTAACGCGGACTTAAGTATAATATATTATTGTTGTTTTTCAGATGGAGTAGATTCATTATTAGCTCCAAGAGCTTTACAGAAAATATCTGCAAATTGTCCAGCTAATCCGAGATCAGTATGAGGATCAACTTTTGGAGAAAATCCAAGTTTCATATCAAGTTCGTTCTTTTCTTTATTTAAAGAAAGTATTACAATAACTTGTTGCCCATTTGAATTTTCAAATGTAACTTTACATGTATTCATATTTAATTTCTTTTATAGGATTTAAGTTAAATGACGATGGTGTTACTTTAATAGTACTATCTAAAAGAAGATTTTTAGATAGACTCTCAGGAGGATATAAATAGCATTTAATTTTATTTTGATTGAGTAATGAATTATAAAAATGTGCACCAAATGCAATTTTACCCCAATCTAAATCTTGTTGAAGTAAATATTCAAATGCATCTTCACTATACTTTTCTTTTGATCTACCAGATGGCATAAGAGGTAGTAACACAAAGTATAATACTGTATATTTAAATTCTTTATAAATATCTAAGAATTTATTAACACTTTCAATATCTTTAATAATATAGTGAATATTAATATTTGTATTCCCAAAAGTATCTAATTTATATATAGCTCTCCTCCATGCTTTACTAATATGTTCTGACCACTCATTAGCAGAAACAGCAACTCCTCCAACAAAACGAGAGGTATAGTCAAGTATTTTAGTACTAAGATCAGAGTCTTCTGCTATAGTAATACCGTTCGTTGTATAGTTTGGAACAATTCCTAAGTAAAACAACGTTTCAAGAAATTCACAGAAGCTTTCGTGCAAACTTGGTTCGCCTGTTGACGTTGGCGACAGTAATATTTCTATTACCACAGAGTACATTTTCATCCTATAAAGGATGTCGCGCCCTTCAAAGTTTTATATTCTTCGTTAGAAGGTTCATCCATACTCGTTACACTACTTTAACATATTACCTTTAAAGTTAGCACGGTGTTACCATATCACTTCTGACTTAGGTTTCACCGTTAGCCTCATTAGAGACCTCCGAATTTATTTCTTCGGATTGGCGCGATTCAATACCAGAATTACTTCCAGTATGGGCGATTTCGTATTTAATTTGATAAGTATATTTTGAAATAGAAGTTAAAGATTCAGAAATTAATCTACTAAATGCTTGTCCAAGACGAATTTTATTTTTGCTTAAATATTCGCGAATACATTTTTTAGAAAAAGACCGATAAAGTAAATCATTATTGTTATATATAGAATATACATAAACTGAAAAATCATTATGATGCCTAAACGTATATGGACCTTTCCCATTTATTTTTTCTCGCATCTGTTTAGAAATATTATGCGAAATCATTCCGTATTTTTCTGATGCAGCTTCAAGCCCCTTTACAACATCTACCAATTCTCCAGACATATTGTATACATCAACTGTATATCCACGGCATTCTCTACTTTTCTCAATATTTAATCGTTTATCTTCATCTGATATTGTAACTCTATTTTTGGCTATAATATCTAACGAATCTCCATGATAAACAAAAATATGTTTTTTAGGTAATGTTAAACCTTCGCAGCAATTTTTGATTGTATTTCGTCCACAACAATATTTACGGTTAGCTTCTCTAATCGATCCAATAGTTTCAATAAATTCTCCTTCTAAAGTATAAACGTCAATAGATTTCCCTCGGGCGCTAGTTTGAATTTTTTTCAGTAATTGTTTTTGTTCTTCAGTCATAGGAACATTTTTGTTTCACGCAGACTTACCTTTATTACTTTCTGAAATTTTTTGTCGTTTTTCTTCTGAACAAGGAGTATTAATTATACCTATTCCTCCTTTAATTACATTATATCCAATAGACTGATCATAAGATTTAAACTTTTGGATATAATCTGTTTCTAAATCTCTTAATACTCTAATATCTTTTGGTACTTCTTTTAAAACTTCTATAATTTTCTTCTCCGTATTTAGTAAACGCGTTTTGTAGATGATAATTCTCATGTTTACCTAAACGAAGTAATCTTCGATGTTCATAAAGCCTTTTTCTTAAGTTTACTGACGATCCTATATAAAACTTATTATTAATAGTATTGAGGATCCTGTAAATTCCACATTGTATCATAATATATTTATTTTTATTATAATACAAAAATAGGCAGTATTTACACTACAACCAAATATACTTATAAATTAATACTAAAATTATTATTCACCAATTGCCACTTGAAATGGCCTTTCATTTCCTGTCATTTGTCCAAAAAAGAATTTAGCCTTTTCACAAATATCGGTATAATTTACTCCCGAACTTTTAGCACTAACATAACACATTGGACAATTAAGATTACACTTAGTATTAATTCCAATATCATAAAACTCAGGATAATCAAGTTCGCTAGCCTGTCCTGTTCCTAATCGGAGTGTTTTGAGATTATACCATATTGCATTATAATTTTTATCTGGAAATACTCTTCTTTTAATTCCCCAACTTGTCCAATCTTTCATAATTTAATCTCCTAAATAATATCTAATTTTATAATTTGCTTTACCTATTTTCTTATTTAAAATTCCTTCAAAACCAGAAATATAAAATTCTTTTACGGAATCCTTACAATAAGGACAATCTACTTCAATCCATTTATCTGGCAATTCTTTATAAAACTGACTTTTTAGTTCTGATTCTTCGATGTTAGATTTAGAACAGTAATTAATACAAACATCTATTTCTGGTTCTTGCCTATATCCAACGATACTATCTAATATCTGATATATTTCTTTAAGATGTTTTTCAGAAGTTATAGTACAAAATAATTCAGATGAACTATTAGTTATAATATCTGAATAGCTTTGAATTGGAATTAATTTATCGATCTTCATGTACTTCATAATTAAATAAACTTCTTAAAGAAGAAAGAATTACAGCCGCTTCAATACACTCTGTTGTATCTTGTTTTGGAGTAACCATTAAATCTGAACTATCATCATATAATATTTCAATTGTAAATAAATCATCTGCTTGAAGTGTAGATCCGCTTATTTTAAGAAGATCATTAATAAGCTCTTTAACTGTGTTAATAGCAGTCTCCTTTACACGAATAAATACCTCTGTACTGCTATTTGTAACTATATCAGTAATACTTTGTATATTAATTATATTCATATCCACTTGTTACAAAATATCCTCCATTCGGAAAATGCTCAGAAAGCAATTGGTCAATTAGTGCACATATATTTTCAGTAAGTTCTTGATTTTCTCCATATTCCACTTCAAATGTAATTGAATATGTTTTAATAATACACGGCCTATGATATTTAACTTTAAATGGAAGAAAAGAATTTAAATAATCTTCAATATTTTGAATTATTGTCTCAAAATCACTTTCTATAGAGCAAAACACAGTAGTTGACGAATTAGTAATTACATCAACATAAGACTGAATATTAATGCCAACTTTCATAGTATATATTCGGATATAAAGAATCTCTTATAGCCTGCCATGTTTCATAATCCATATGATCCTCTAAAACTATAAAAGAACAATCTTTATACTTATCTAAATCATTGTTTTTAATTGCTTCTCGTAGTGCATTTCGATAGTCATCTATATCAAGCCTATCACATATTGTTTTAGGTGGATTTTTAAGATATTTTCTTATTTCAGGTAAGAGTACTTCTTTTTGTTCAAGATACCGCTGAAGGTCTCCTATATTTTCTACATATAAAAAATCTTCAAACGCACTGCTGTATCTATCTCCTTTAACTACAAATAATTCACTACTACTATTTGTAATAATATCCGAGAAAGATTGAGTTTTTAAAATAATTATTTTCATTTTAACTTAGATGATAACGTTTACCAAGTCGTTCAAATTTTTCTTGATATTCCCATGTAGGATTATCGTTTTTAGAATACATTGCAAAGGTAGTATCAGGAATCATTGCTCGAATTGTTCTTAAACCTTCAGGCAGATATTTAAGACTAAGTTTATTTATATTAGGATCCCAATTTTCGTAATCTTCATAAACAAATTTTGGTTTTAATCCAAAATGTTTAGCAACTCCTGTACGTTTTGTATTTTCTTTAGTAATAGGAATATTTCTAATTTCATAATCAAAATCTGATCCACCATATATCCATTCTAAATACGTAGCTAATTCATCATCACGCATTCTATTAACCTGTATTGGTTCATTATATTCTAGGTTCCAATAAGGATGAATTAAAGAAAGAATTAATACTAAATCTTCAAGCTCTCTATTTTTAAATACAAATAATTCGCTAGAACTATTTGTAATAATATCAGTTATAGATTGAATATTAAATTCAAATAAAATTTTAGTATTCATATTCTCCGAAACTAAATAAATCCGACAAATTTTCAATTTGCTCTTTTAATGCATCTGTATTAGGTATAGTAGTTTCAATTGTATAACGAGTAAAAATTAAACCGTACTGTACAGTATCATTATATATTTTAGCCATTTCTAAAAGACTACTACCTACATTTGAGAGCATATTTTCAAGTAGATTCCATTTGCCTAAACGAGCATATTCTAGAAAAATATTAGAATCAATACCAGAATTTTCATAGACAATTTCAGCTAGAGTTTCTATCTGGCCACTAGACAAATCACTTAATGAATCATAATCAACTATTTCTTTAACAATAATCGATGAATTATTTATACCATAAACCTTTAAAATAGTATCAATAAGTAATTGTAGATCACTAGTTGAACCATTACTTATACAAAAGGTTTCAGTACTAGAATTAGTTATAATATCTCCAAAAGATTGAATAATAATTTTCATATTTTAATAAAATAAAATAGGAGATCTTTTGATCTCCTATTTAGTTTACAAATAATATTTTTTAATAAGCTTATAAAATAGTTTCTTATCCATAATAACAGCTTCTCCAACAGAACAAATATTTATTTCCTTCTTTTCCTGTTTATTTCAGATTAATACGAAATCTTCGTTATTAACAGATGATTCTTCTCTAATCTTAAAATAACTAGGAGTATTTTGTACACATTTTAGTTGTATTCCTAAAGGTAGTTTTTGTTCTGTATCAATTAAATCCTGTTTATTATCATCTGCTCTTTTACTTTCAGATCTTGAAGTTACTATTCCAGTAAATCCTAGTTCTCTTAACTCTTTAGCTATTCTAATTTCATACGAATGTCCTTTGACTCTAGAATATCCTTTAGATCGTTTCCTCTTTGGTTTTATTTCTTCTGATACTGTCTTCTTCATCAATATATTGTTTTGCTATATTAATTAAATTAATTGTTTTATCTAATCCGTACTTTTTATAAAAATCTGAAATATCTTTACAATGATACTTTCTCGGAATAAATATAATAAATAAATCTGGATATTTTTTTCTAATCTTATTCATACTAGAAATCCCAGCAATGTCCGAATCATAGAATAAAACAATTTTCTTAAACTTAGCTTTTAAACGTTGATATTGAGAATCAGTTATAAAACAGTTTTCAGAAATTGGAGCAATAGCTGGAAGATTACTACATTCATATATAGTCATTACATCTTTTAGAGATTTTGTAATAACTAAATATTCTCCACCATTTCTTGGAAGTTGTTTAGCACCTTGTAATTGAATTTGTTTTCAATTAGAAATAAACTTATATTTTCTATTACCTGGATAGTAGATTCTTCATTGTTCTATATCATCTTTTATTCCTCCAAAATATCCAAATACTAGCTGGTTTTCTTTATATAAGTGAAATATTTCTCCATTTAAAAACACATTTTTACATGAGTAAACTCTAAATTTCTTTAAAGTTTCCTGCGAGATTCCAAACGATTGTCACCAATCTAATTCAAATCTATTTCAATCTTTTAACTCTACTTGAATAATAGCATTACCTTTATCTTCAAACTTCGTTTCAGAATATTTCTTAATTTTTGATGGATTAATAGTTAAATCTTTTCTAGAGATTATTCCAAAATCATTTGCAATTATTTGTAATGCTTTGTAAAAAGAGCAGCCAAATTTATACATTACTACCGATACACAATCTCCAGAAAAATCTCCTCGAAAATCTTTAAAGATAATTGTACCTTTTTTATTTCTGTAAAAAGCACAAGTTGGACGAGAATCAACTCTAAGTGGAGACTTAAATAAGCCTTTTTTGACAGGAATACCTAAATAATGCTCCATTAGAGTTTCTTCTCGCACTTTTGATAAAATCAATTCTTTGGTAACTGTCGGTTCTAATGTATAATTCACTAAATATATTTAAATACTAGAAGGGAAGGTCATCATCTTCATTTGCATCTGCTGCTCCAAAATCCGATTTCATATCATTTAATACATTATCAGATTTTGTCATATTTGTTGGAGTTGCAGTGGCAGCAGCTTGAATTCGAGACATTTCATATGAAGAAAGAGTCAAATCCTTGCCAATTACTTTAGAACTAATATAAACAATCCCCTCTCTATTAATACTAGCTACATAACTAGGAAGACTTGCATATCCATTTTTATTTGGAAGCAGTTTAATTTGAGTTTGTGTACCAACTTTTGAATCGAGAATCTTTTTCAAAAGTTTTACGATACCATTAAACGAACTTGCTTTAAACTGAGCCTCTCCTTTTTCAATTTTTTCACCAGCTTCAGGATTCAAGGCCATAATAAGTTGTTTACATTTAGCCATAAATTGTTCAGCAGGAGAAGCCTGTTCACGTTCAACTCCATTACGATCAGTTGTAGTCTTACGTTCAGCCGAAGTTGGTTCAAACATCTTATCATCGAAAATACCAGAACCGTCTACAGCTTCAAAATGAATATCAATAGTACCTACTGCATTAGGACCAAAGTCCTCTCCACGTTCAATCCCTTTAAATATTACATCATGAATTCCACATTTAAGACGATTATTTTCTACCACTCGTGCAGTCGCAACTGCACCCATATCAAACATATTTCCCATAGTTATATTAATTTATAATAATTTATTAATTTTTCTGTATTAATTAAAACGGAAGAGAATCTTCTTCATCAGAAACTGTAGAGTTAGTAATAATTTCGTTTGCGATATCTTCTAACTCAATTTCTTCATCTTTTAATTCTTCTGAAACTATTTCTGAATCACTATCGTTCAAAGGAGCTAGTTTAAATATATGTTCTTTAAATGGTTGTAATTCAAAAACAGTTCCATATTCTAATAATATTGTCCTTTGATTTCCTCTAAAAGACACAGTATTAGATTTTGTTAATTTATTTCCTGCTTTTTTATCTGTAAAATATTCAGATTTAGCAATTACAGGAAATGTTTTTTCTTTTGATTCCTGAAAATAATTGATAGATATTCTATCTTCAGGATTAGCATCCAGGAAAGCTAAAGCAGTATCTGAAATAATTAATTTATTTGCAGTAACTTCTACAATAGCTTTTCCAGTAGTATCTTGTTTAACAGTAACAGAAGTCGAATTAGTAACAGTTAAATTTGATACCTTTTTAGTTGTTTCATCAAAATCAAATGATATTTTAAGCATTTCTTAACGAAGGATAAATTTGAGTCCAATCATAAACAACTGTTCCATCTTCTTGATATTTACCTAAAACAATATCTTTATTTCTAAGGTGAGCAGGTCTTGCTCCACATTCAACAAATTTATCATTAGTATTGAAGCTTAAAATAGTGTTAGATTCATCATCGCGATACAAATCATTTATACTCGGTTTTTAAACCTATTTTTGAACCAATTAATAATAGGCTCTTTTTGTTTATAAGATAATTTATTAATATACTTTTGCATTTCTCCGTTAATGACTTGCACAGGAGATAATTGCTCTAATAAATATCTTGCAAAAACAGCTTCTTCATATGTAATAAACCAAGGGCTGCGATATGTTTTACCTTTTATGGCAAACCTAGCCATAAAACGTTTTGTTCTATTTATATCAGAATGTTGATCGATCCCTTTAATATCAAAACGTGTATTCTCTCGACAATGTTGATTATGGTTCTGTACAGTTTGATTTGCAAATCTAAGATTAGATTTTCGATTATCAAATGTATTTAAATTAATGTGATCAATCATTTGCCCTGGTTTTGCATCCATTATATATCTATGATAATAACCAACGTCATTACTTACAAGATATATTAGTTGAGTAGATTTCGTAGGTTTAGTAGAATGCCATTTATATAAACTAACTCTATTTATATCTTCTAAATCTATTTTAAATTTATGAAGAGGTTCATTATTAATATTATATGTAACAATTTCGGCATAATTTTTATGTAAAATTATTTCGTTTGGATCGTACTTGCTTCTAGGATTTGAATCAAGAAACTTTCCATATTGTTGTAGTTGTGTAGCATGTTTACGACATAATGTGCCTCTCCCATAAAAAATTTTTCCACAATGCTTACATATGTGATTTTTATAATATTTTTTATTCATGTTTTTGGTTCGAGATTAGACTATATCATATTCCTAATTTTAGGAACCCTCCTTGTAGTCGTTGAGGCTATTTTAATCGCCTGCTGATTGTCCAATCTTAATCATTTTTACCCTTTAGTAGATTAAGCTCTAAGGAGTTTCCAGCATATACGAGGTTTTCGATAATTATTACTAATTAAAGGGGCATTCTTAAGTTAACCCAATTGCATCGCTTTTAGAAGCTAAAATACGTCCTGTTTTCACATTGTTATCATAAAGGCTTTTTATCCTTTACTTCTTATAGTTTCCTATAAGGTCAGCATATGTTTTCACCCACAACTTTATTTGTTAAGGGCATCGGACACTCGTGGGAAAATTATATTCTTAATTTAAGTTTCATTTCCTATGCGTTACGATACTAAAGATTCTTTAATTTCTTTAGTTATCTCGGCGTTAGCATATTCTTTATCAAAATCTATTTTAAAATAGTTATTGATCCAAAACTTAGCCTTCGCCGATATTGCCCAATCATTATCTATAAAATCACTTTTATAGACGGCAAAATTTTACCTAACAGGTCAATTTGCTTCGCTGTTAAATCACTATTTGCAATAGCTGCATCTTTAGCATGACAGACAAGTATTACATTTCGAGTACACTTAGCAACCATATTAATAACTTGCTCTAAAGCATCTCTCATAAATTTATACCCAGCTCCCATTGCCGCGTCAATAACGTCGGTACCAGTAAACTTCTCTCCAGCAGGAGTTTGTTTATACAGATGTAATGCTAAAGGTTTAACTATATCTTCTAACGCTGTAACTGTATCAATTGTAATAAAATCGTAAGGTTTTCCAGCTTTAATTACTTCTTGACAAACTTCTTTAATATCTTTTACAGACGTTACTCTAACTTTAAGTGCTTCAATATATGCTAATCCACCTTCAGTATCAAGCATCAAGTTATTGGGAAGTTCTGCAAGAGCTGAACTTTTTCCTTGTTTAACTTTTGAGAATATAATTAAATTTCTCGGATCTTGTGTTTCTGCAGGTAGTTTAGATTTTGGCAATTCCATAATTAAAACGTATATTCAGTATTAGTTCTTATTATCTTTTTATCTATATCATTTTCTGATAAATCTTGTTGTATAATACGTTTTGTTTTACACGGAATATTTAGAGAAGGTTCTCTAATTAATTTTATATCAGTAATTTGTTCGGGTAAAGGTAATTCCGTTCACCAACCTACGGAGCCATAAAATCCACAATTTAAGACTTGATTAGCAATTCCATATCGATTTTTACTTATAATCAACCCTCTATATGTGTCTCTTAATCCTCCTCCATTTTCACCTAATATTTTATATCCTCTACAAGTAGAAAGTTTTTCTCTAGCAGGATAAAATATTTGTAAGGTTACATCGCTATCGTTTACAGGAGCACTTGAAGCCATAATATCATTTAAACCTGGTTCAGATAAATCAGCCTTTCTTCTATCCATAGAAGACGATTCTCTATTTTGCTGCATAATCATAAATCAAGATATTCGATATTTACGCTTAAGCGTTACCATATAAGAAGATGTTAAATCAATTTCTTCCTTTATTTTCCTACCTTCTTCTAATTTGAGAAGCAGTGCATGATCTATAACCCCAATAACTTTCTGATTGGGATTATTAGGAATATAGATTTCTCTTCCATCTATTTCCTCGATCTTTCCAAGCTTTTGAAGTATAGGAATAGTAGTTTTATACAGAATTCTTGCAGATAAACCAGAATCAAATATAATTAATCTATCTTCAATACTCTGTATCCACTCTTTTGCCTTTCGTAAATATTCATAATTTTCATCAGTTAATATTGAATCAAACGAAAGAACATTATTAGTCGTTAAATAAATACCAAATTCTTCCGCACAATACAAAGCCATTAATTTAGCTAATAGGATTTCACTACCTAATTCAAGACTATAATAAATAAAATATACTGGATCTGTACTATTACGTAGCATTTGATACATAAAAAACAATACGAGTGAAGTTTTCACATTGTTATCGTAAAGACTTTTTATCCTTTACCTCTTATAGTTTCCTATAAGGTCAGCATATGTTTTCATCTAAATTTAGATTTAGATGTCGGACACTCGTGGAAGGATTATATTCTAAGTAGATTCACCTTCTATGCGTTACGATACTAAAGACTCTTTAATTTCTTTAGTTATCTCGGCGTTAGCGTGCATTTTATCAAGATCAATATTATAGACATCTTTAATAAACTGTTTAGCCTTCGCCGATATTGCCCGATCGTTATCTATAAAATCACTTTTATAGACGGCAAAATGAAATTAATCTTTTTACCTCCACTACTTTGAGAAGATATTAAATAATAGCGACTATCTTGAATTCCTCCTATTAGTTTATCTAATTTTGAAAGGCCAGTTGATGTACCAATGTTTTTTCCCTTACGTCCGTCCTCAATTAGTTTTCAAAGAATTCCAATATCGCTCATGAATTACATACTTTCATATACATCAAATGAAGAAACTGTTTCAGGAGTAATTCCCTTTTCTTTCATTAATTTTAAATCATTCCATTTACAACTTGCAACAAATTCTAATATTCCACTTTTAATAAGTTTATTAGATTTTGCTCATTCTAATAAATCCATAATTTCTTTATGTTTTTCTTTTGAATGTCCAATTGTTTTAGAATAATAAAAATAAAATTCATCTAAAGAGTAAAACTTTTTAGAAATGTTTCTTAAACTATATACTTTTCCATTTACAGTACAAAAAGGTTCATAGTTATCAAACAATTCTTTACCTAATTCTCCAGAATGTTTAATATAGCTTTTAATAAAATTCTGATTAAATTCTATATCATTAGGAATATATTTATCAGGATTATAGTTTTTCTTTATAATTCCTTTTTCTTTTAAAGAATTAAATAAAGGTTTCAGATATTTTTGTCCTCCATTATTTAATCATTTAGAAAGATATTCTGGATGGCCTTCTTCATCTTGAGCTAAGAAAGTTAAATAAATTAATAGTAACTCATCAGCAGTAATATTATATTCAATTAGAATATTTATGATTGTATTTAATTCCACTAAAATTAATTTTGTTAATCAAAAATTAACTTCAAACTTTTAGCTCTAGTTTATTAGATGTTTAGTTTGTGGAATTGTTAAAATCTATATTCAATACTTTTAATTGTATCTCTTTGTCTAGTTTCAATTTGCTGTCTATTTAAAACTGCATCTAGTTGATCTTCAGTAATAGTTATATAAGAATGAGTTGAAGAGTTTGAATACCAATTTTCTTCCATTGTTCCAGCTATAATTAGACTAAATACTTCTGAAACTTTATCGCCTTCTTTTCTTAGTATTCTGCCTAAACGTTGATTTTTTTGGATAGATGCGCTAGTTCCACTAAGTATAATTGCTACACTTAAGTTTGGAACATCTAGTCCTAAATCTGCTGCTTTATTAGTATTTAATACACCAACTGGTAAACTTGAAAACTCTTCTAAAGTTAATCTATTTTTCTTCTTTGTTTTACCGCTATGTAATGTATATCCATATTTTATTTTCTCAGCTTCAGCAATAGTTGCAGAAAAAGTAATACATTTACAGTCCTGTCTATGCTCTAATATTTTATGTGCTATTTCTAATTTTTTTGGATGTTTCATCACAAAGTCTTTCCGTTTCTTTAAACACCTCAACCAATCCATAGCTATTGCTGTTATTTGATCGTATGAAACTCCCATATGTTTAGCATATGCACGGCGTTTAATAATATTTGTTACACATCCCATTGCGGTATCAAACTCATAGTTAAAAAAAGAAAAATACGAGTTAAACTTTTTATTTAACTCTCAATACTCACTTAAATCAACTTTGAGTAATATTTTATACTCTCGATAATCAGATAATCAATTATTTTCAATAGCTTCTTCTACAGTAACTCTATCAACAACAGGACAATATTTTTCTAATAGTTTATGTCTACCGTCTAATCGTTCAAGAGTTCCTGTTAGACCTAATATATATTTATATTTTACAGCGCTAAATATCTGAATAAAAGTTGGACTACAGGCAGTATGGATTTCATCAATAATTAGTAAATCTACAAAATATCTTTTTTTAATAATTGTATTAATAATTTCAACCTTACAACTATTAAATAAATGATATTTAATAAGCTGTCTATCTCATTGTTCTTTTAGTATTTCTGTAGGAACACTTATAAGAACCTGAGTATCAGGATTAGATTTTAACATTGACTGAATTAACATTATAGATAAAAATGTCTTACCATAGCCTGTAGTGCATTCTAATATCCCTTTACCATTATTATCTAATCATCGTTTAATGCTTTCTTTTTGTCGAGTTGTTCTATTGAGCAATTTCCCAAATTTTACATTTACTACAATCGTGCTCTTTACAGTTATGACAAATGTAAGATGCTTCTGCGTATGAAATAGTTGAATAATTATCTAAATTACTAATGCCATCATCTCCATAGGTATCATAATACCATGAACAATACGCTTTATCAGGAGAATCATGAACATATACTTTTATAGCTTTATTTATAATATCATAAATAAGATTTAAACATTTTTCTAATTCATTTAAGCGTCCATATTCTCTTGAAGTATGTTCTTTATAATATCCACAAGATAAATTAATAGCAGAAACATTAACTGTTTCTTTTAATACGCCAATATCTGTAAATGTTCCAATTGCAGGCTTATATTTATATTTTTGTAGTAAATCTGAAATATCTTCAAGAAACTCGTCAGAGGCTATTTTTAAACAATTTGTTTCTACAATTATATCAGAATTTCCTCGTCTATCAGGCTCAATCATAAATCTAATATTGCTAAAAAATTCTGAATTTAATTGTGCTTCTATAGCACCTATACCATAGGATTCTTCTTGTACAGTAAAACACACTTTGATGTCAGGTAATATTTTTAATAATTGTAAAATAATACAAATACCAAACTTATCGTCTGCTCCTAATCCACAGGGTTGTTTAGTATCCTCTGTAACAGCTCAGATTAAATTATTTTTAAGCATAATTTTTCTAGGTATATTAAGATTATGTATTTCATCCATATGTGCTATTAAACAAGGATACGTCTTAGGAGAAGTTGTATTTTTTGTAATAAACAGATTTCCTACTTTATCTATTTTATATTGAATTCCTTTAATTTGATAACAATAGTTTATAATATATGTTGTCATTGGGAATTCAAGACCAGATGGACTATTAATTAAACACAACTCCTCTAGTAGCGGTAAATTTAATTTTAACAAAATTAGTAATTATTTATAATTAAACCTAATAAATTAGAAAAAATTAAAATTGATTTGGAATTTATAAAATTAAATTAGTTAATATCTAAACTCCAATTTTTATATTCTGCTACACGTTGAATATTGTTTTTAATAGTCTCCCACTTATGTATATGATAATCGAGATCGTTATTTAACAATAGTAATATTTTATCTCGCAGTGTCTTCAATGTAACAGAAGGAAGATCAACAATTTTAGGTAAATTCGGCATTTGACGCAATGCTCGAAATTCTGAATAAGAAAGTCCAGTAGGACATATTCTTAATTTAATTTCAGGATTAATAATTAAACGTTCCTTAATTACATCCATACGATTACGCATTTTACCATTACTATCATACTCAGTTAATTCTTCCTTTTCTGCATCAGTCAATCAGATACCTTGTGCTAAAATAAACTTATCAGAAATCATCTTTTTATTAATAATTTCTAATTTATCAAAACAAGCATCCATTAACTTTGCAAGTGTAATCTTTTCATAAATTGCTGGAAGTCCTGTAAATATTGTTGCAATTGAATCAGATAAAGACAGATTATCTGCTGATTTACGTTGATTTATATAATCAAGAATATCTTTGCGAGTTTTAAGTGCATCAACCTCACATTCAGTTAGCAAATAACGTACAAATAATTCTGCATTACAATCATTATAAATTCGATTGATATTTTCTCTAATTGTTATTTTCCCTGGATTATACCGATTAGTATTATATAGCATTTCATTACTATGCTTTCAGAACTTTTTTAGTTCTTCTCTTGTACAATCCATTAATTTAACATCTTTTCCATTTTGAAAACGCCACGTAAACGAATTAATATCGTTACTTTTATTTTCAATTGCTCGCTGCAATATACTTCCAAATTCTGTACTCATATATTTAAAAATTAAATTCTTTATTACTTATATTTTCTTGTACTTTAATAAAGTTTATAAAGTAACAATTAGTATAATTATAGACACAAAAATCTTTTTGTTCTGGATTATACCATTGTGTTACTCCAGCCTCTACAAACTTACATGTTAAATATCCAACATCTCCTATTTTAAGTTCAGTAGAATAGTTTCAATTAGGTGGTTTAGTACAAGCAATATACTTTAATTCGCTGTTTAGTTCTTTATCAACATCTTCAAATACATAATTAGTATATGTCCCATCTTGTACAGCAACTAATTTACATTTCAGAGTTAACATATTGAACTATATTGTTTATTCCTAACAAATGAAATCTTGTATTATTAATAGTTTGGAACATGTTTTGATGATAGTGACCATAATACCAATCTTCTATGGTATTTGTTTTAGAAAGTTTGTTATAAAGACGTTGTAAATAATCTCTTTCATAGATCAATTCATCCATTAGAGTTAGATCATCTTTACAAAATTGCTTAACTATAGGATTATCGAATCCATAAGGATAAGCACAAGTAGGAGCACAATGACTACAAATTATTTGTATATTTTGGAATTGTGAAAAATCATCTAAATAGGCAATTTTTTCATCTTCCCAATAACCCCAGCCATTTTGTTTCCGATAAAGTCGATCTATTGAGGTTCCACCACCAATAGTTAGAATTCTTTTATTTTTAAATTCTATAATATCATAATCAGATAGAGTAATTACTCTTCCTGATTTATATTTAGAGTTCTGAAACACAAGAGGATTATCCTTTACTGTTCAATTAGAATCGTTACTTCTAATTCGTTAATAACTGCTTATACTTCAAATTTGTATAAGAACGGACTATATCTTCATCTTCGACATTACTCGTTAAGAGTTGGGTATTTCGAATCACTTGATTCTACTTCCATTTCAGGAATAGTCTCTGAACGTTCCTCTAATGAGGCTTCGCTGCTGATTGCCATCTCAGGTTTTCCAGCAATTAACCCAATTTCATTTGATGATTTCTCATCAAAAGCACAAATAATTTATGATTACCTCTTATTAAAAAAATCACACAGTTTTGCTTCTCGCAAATTTTTTTGAGCTCGCTTAACTTCTGTTCTTCTAACTTTGGAGTAAATCCTAATCCTACATCTCCACATAAAATAATACAGGAGTTAGATATTTTATTTTTAAATCCAACTCCTGTTTTAATAAAGTATTTAAGATAATCTAGATTTCCGTGAATATCACCGCAAAAACAAAGATTATCAATATCATCTGGTATTTTAATCCGTGTCTCCTTTGTAAGCATTCATAATAGATTTTTCTTTACGCAACCAAGATCCTTCTTCTTCAGCAATATCAAGTGCAGTTCTACTAATAGACTCTTCTTCTACCTGTTCTTGAACTAAACGTCCAACTTTTTCATCATCTCCGTTTAGCCAATTAAAAGTAGCCCAATCATTATCTGAAATTGCTTGATTTACCATATCATAGATAAGACCTGTTGTTTCAATTTCTTTATCTACAGTTAAAGCGAATGGTTTAATGTTATCATCCCATTTCTCTACAATTCCTGGAATTTCAGGATAGATAAATATAGCATCATTTTCGTTTAAATAACCATAAATCCAATCGTGATGAAGTTTTTCTTCTTCTGCTCGGTCTATATAATATTGTTCAAGTACAGCTAGACCTTGAGTACCATAAAAATTAGCAAAGGTACGATAAAGATTATGATTATACAATTCGTGTTGTAATTGACGTACTAGTAGTTCTACCATTTTATCTGATAAAGTACAGATACGTCTTTTCATTACATTTACTTCAGTTTTAGCTACTCTTGCGTCTGTAATTTGGTCTTGCGTTTGCATGTTTGTTTTAAGTCGCATGTAGGATTATATTTTGAAATAGTTATACACTTATTGTTTCTTCAATAAGTATCTTCTTTAATATTTTGATCTGATTCAAAGTATTTTGAATAAATTAAACAACAAGTATTTTTGGTAACTTCAACTATTTCTAAACGATAATTATTCATTAATTATAGATAATAAATTAACTACTTCATTATGCATTGATTTTAATTCTTTAATAAAAGTTTTCAAATCAATTACATCTAGTTTTTGACTTAATCGTTCATGTGAAATTGCCTGGATACAGTTTTTTAGAGTCATACTATAACCGTAAAGTTTCCAATTTGTATTTGTATTATTACGAAAAAACAAATCAAATCTACCTCGATTATCAGACTCCATCTTGAAATCAGCTTCTTCTATTACCATATATATAGTCTGTAAATTGTATCGTGGAAATTAAAATGAAATTGATCTTCTAATAATGTATACAGATAAGACGAAATATAAAATTCTTTATCATTAATAGTAAAATGCATATCAAAATCAAATTCATCTTCATCATCAGTAATCATATACTGAGTAATATCAGCATCATTAAACCATATAATATTGAGTCCTTCAACAATAGAATGTAATTCTTCAAACTCTAGATGTAAAACCTCTTCTCCCATAGCAATGATATTAAAGATAAGTTCAATCTTACGAGGAATTACAATATCTCCAGTCCAATTATGTTTAATACAAGGATACCAATGATTACCTACTTTTTTAACTACTAATATATTATTCATTTATCTTGTCTTCTTGTAAGTTTAAACACTCTGCTGCATGGCAAGCATATAAATCTGCCATTTCGTTAAACGAATTTTCATTATGCCCTTTTACTCAAATAAATCTGGTATCGTGAATCTTTAAATATTCATATATTTGTCGCCATAAATCTAAATTTTTCTTAGAGAAATCGTTTGAAGAAATTCACTTTTCTAAATGTCCATTATTAATACTTCCAACAACATATTGTGAATCAGAATAAATAGTAATTTGTGTAGGAGTATCAAAATATTTTAATGTTTCTAATACTCCATAAAGTTCCATCCTATTATTTGTAGTATTTTTAAATCCTTGATAGATTTTTTTTATTATTTGCTGATTTTGAGTAATTATTGTTGAGTATCCTCCACAATTGATAGATGGCTTAAAACTTCCATCAGTTCAGGCTTCGTACATATTACTTGTTTAAGGATATAGTCTTGTAAATACAAAAATATTTCTTCTCCTTCAAGACCATAACATCGCATTAAATGATACACAGCATGCCCAATCTCATGAATTAAAGTTAATACTCCAGAATCACTTTGTATCCATATGTAACATACATTATCTGGAGTTATAAAAACTTTTCCATCAATATCATCGGTATAAAGATTTGTTAAATCACTAGGACAATTATGTACACTACATATATAATTATCTACTTCTTGGATATTATCTGATTGTAAAATAGTTACAATACTATTAAAAATTGGAATTTTTACTATTAACTTTTTCATTTAAGATTATCCTACTGTATCTATTATTTCTTCATATTCAGTAAATTCAAATACATCAATTCTTCCACTAAATATAATTTCTTCTTTTGTACAAAGTTCTTGAAGTTTTTCAATAAAGTCGTTTGGATCTTTAGAAGTACTAAATTTTCCTTTTATAACAATATCGTTAGTCATTTTGATAAAGTTCTTTTTCAATTTGTTTGGCGGTCGTAATAAATACTTCAGAAATGTTTTCCTTAGTAACTGATACTGTTACAATAGGAGTCTTAAGAGCACGCCCCTCAGATATTCTGCGTCCGATTTTCTTATTATAAACATCTTTTCCTGAACAACAAGCTACTCCGAAAGAAAGTAAATTTGTATCATAATCTAATGATCCACAAATAGTATATCTTGGATAATTTTTAATGATTTTACCAAAATTCATAACTTAGTCTTTAAAATTATAATCTATGTAATATAATATTTATTAAAAAGGAAATTAATAAAGCTCATAAATATCCTATAACAGGAACTCCAAATAAACTTACTATAATTAGATTTCATCCATATAACACAATTAGTGGATAAATTCCGAAAGTAAATATTAATTGAATTATTAATAATATTAACATTAATTTATGGAAATCTTCAATATTTTCCTCACTTTTAGATATTACTTCAATTACCTCTTTTAATTCTAAAAAGGTTAATTGTGTAAAC